CTACGGAGGGGCGTGAAGGGCACGGCAGGCATAACCCGCCGTTTCCGTCATGGCCCTGGGCACGAGTTGTATTACAAGCTCCTCACGGGTCATGCTGATATCCTCGATCAGTCGAAACACCGGCCGGTGAACGAGAAAAGCGAGGAAGGCGATCAGCACCACCCACCCGAAGACCTTGTCGCCAATGCGTGAAGATTCCGCAGGTGTCGTCATTTTCCACCTCTGAGCGCGCGAATGAAATCGAGCATAGTATTGCCGTCAATGTTCGCGGTGAACCGTGTGAGCGCGTAGCCCATCATTGCAAAAAGTCCGGCGACGCCGTTGCGATACGTCCCCGGTTCGAGCTGCATGAAATCAATAAATGGATCCGCCAAGACCGTCGCGCAGAAGAGACCGGCAGCCACGCGCGTGATGGCGACCACGAACGAGTGACGCTCCGACGACATGACTGAGACGATCAGCCCCCCGGCAGTTGCCAGGATGAAGCCCATTTGCTCTTTGAAAAAATCGCCCATTATTCCCGCGCCCTTCTTGCACCTTCGTCGAGCCGCTCCCACTCAGTCGCCAGTACATCGAGCTCCTTGGAGGGCGCAGCCGTTTCAAGGTAGCTGAGTATTGCCTGTTGCCTCGGCAGCGGCGTCGGGGCAGGACACGCCCGCCCCAATGCCAATTCACCCTGCGGTCCCGATGCGGTCACGCAGCCTGCGAGCGACATCAGAAGCAGTGCCCCTATCGGCCATGTCATTTTCATGTTGTTCATCGGCTTTGCCCTGCAACTGCTTTGATATTTCGCTCACGGCGTCGGCGGCGCCGAGATCCTTCAGACTTCGCTCATAGCTCCAGTCCCTAAACAGATCTCGGATCAGCGAGGCGAATGCCCCTGCCAGTACCGAAAGAACGACCTCAAGCACCGGCAGCCCCTTCGCCCTTTGACTTCTCGTCATACGACACGAGCTCGCCGACATCCGGGTAGATGTGGAGCTTTGCTTCGAGGAGATCGGCGAGGCGCTCGGGCGAGAGCCCGAAGAACTTGACCGCATCCGGCACTGACTTGAGAACGTAGTCGATCCCGGCGGCGAGCACGGCGCTCTTAACATCGATGGACGCCTTGTCGGCTTTATCTTCGAGCTTATTGAGACCGAAGTTCACCGCATTCTTGAGTGCAGTCTGCAGGGCGTCTCGATGGCTTGCTTCGATACTCAGACCGGTGAGCTTGGTCCATTTCACGAGAAGCCAGCCCACTGCGGCCGCGATGAGAGCGAATGCCGCTTCCTGAATGTACGGCATGAAGACGTCGAAGATTGTCGAGGCCTTCACCGATGTCGCTGCGTCCTGCGCCAGAGCACCGGCAACCGCACCGATGAGGATGAAGGCTGCGCCAACCAGCGCGAGGACGACATACGCGGAAAGCGCTTTGATGGAATAGTTCATGGGGATTACTCCTTAAAGGACCGCCTGGGCGGCTGATTGGTCAGGCGAGGTCAGCTTCGAGACTGTCGAGCAGCCTGCGGATCTCTGCGATTTTCTGACGCTTCGGGTTCGGCTTGGTGTCTGTCTCGACTGCCGGGCCGTCGACCACATCGAAGTCGCTGCGGTCAGCCCATACGAGATAGCCAGCCGGAGTCTCGATCTGGATGAGCATCCCATCGACCGCGACCACTTCAACAGTCGTGCCTGCGGGGATACTTCCGGTGTCCGGGCCACCCTTCTGCGTTCGGGTTTTGGCGAGGGTGACGGCTTGGGCCATGCCGCCGACGGGCATAGGCTCGAGAGCGACCGTAGAGCCGCCCTTCATGCGCGCGGAAACCTCCGAACGCATGCGGTTGCCAATGTGGGTCGCGCCGGTAATGCTACCGTCGAATGGCAAGCGGGTAACGTCCCACTTGTTTTTCTGCTTGATACCAAGGTTCGTCTGGACCTCGGCGTGAAACAGGATCGTCTTCGGCGTGACCTCGATCCCGTAGGTGGCAGCCAGCTCGGCCACTGCTTCTACCAGAGCATCCCATTGCACTTTCGTAATCGGATACTTGCCGGCAATGAACGGTGACTCCACAGCGCCAGCCATGCCGCACATCGAGATCCCGATGGAATCCGTATTGCAGTTGAGCGTGTGCGCCGCATAGCTATCGGTCAGCTTGCCGGAGTTCGCTGCAATGGAAGCGACCCCTCGGACAGTCGACCCGTCACCCTGCACGAGGATGTGATAAGCTTTCTTGTCGACGTCGTTGGCAGTGTTGGTGCCAGCCGTCCAATGGCAGATGATCCGCTTCATAGGGACGTGCGGCATCCATTGCGCCGGAATGCGCGACATGATGTTTCTCCTGAATGGTGTTTGGTGTGCCCGCCCGCTCCGGGTGGAAGGGGAAGCAGGCGGGCTACGTCATCCCGTGAGGGAGACGATCAGTCCCACAGGGTTTTAAACGCCTGTGCCTGTTCTTCCTGGGATATCGTGGGGAGCTTGACCCGCAGACCGGCCGGAAGGGTCGGGCCGTATGCCAGCAGGTCAGCGTTCGCTTCCATCAAAGCCTCGGTATTTTTCCCGTGCTTGCCGTAGTAGGCGTATGCGATGGCGTCGAGGACATCACCGTCGATCGTGATGTAAACCTTTTCCCCGGTTAAGCTCGTGACGACGCGGTTCAGCATTGCCATCTCCTATCCAATGTTGGAGCCGGGATCGCCGGTCAGGCTTGGCACGCCCGCTTCATATTGCGGAGTGCTCCGAGGCGTAGATCCTGCGGGGTTTGTCTTCCCTGCCGATGCCGACGATGAGGAAGAGCCATTCTTGCCAGAGCCAGAACCGCTTTTATTAGGCTTCTTGCAGGAGATGGACGTTTTGTACGCGCCGCTGGCGGAGAAGTTGTGCGTCACGGTCTCAGCCAACCAAGCCCCGTCAACATTCGACCTGCATCCACTGGCAATGACGTTGGCTCCTGCCTGAGCAAAAGGCTCCCCGTTGATTTCGAACGATGCCTCTGCGGCACTCCGCTGTAATTTCTTAGCCTCGGAGTCGGCTCGACGCTCGGCTTCGTCCTTGTCCTGAAGTGGAACACGGATCGAGAACGTCGGCCCCTCAAGTCCGGTCGAAACCTCGACCGTCTCCTTCTTGTTTTTCTTCCTGTCGTAGTAGGATGCCTCGACCTTGCTGTGCTTTGGCTCATCCTTCTCTGTGACGGAATAGCTCAAGAGGTTTTTGCCACGGGCTACGATTATGTCAGGTAAGAACGCGCCAGTAGCGCTCTTGCCATCGCCGCGAGCAACTACAGCAACATGTCCAGCCTTGACGGAAACGGACGCGTTAAGCTTCTCGCCTATGCGCGTCATAAACTCGACCGAGCTTTCCTCGGTCTGCGCCTCATAGACGTTGACGGTGGCTTTGATGCCGTCCGAAATGCTGAGAGACAAACCTACGCGCCCGGCGATATCTGCAAAAATATCCCCGTATGTTGGGAAGTCTTTCTTGGGATATGCCTTTGGCTCTCGTTGCTTTGTGAGGGACTTTGCTGCGACGGACTTCGCCTGAATCTGTATCTGCTGCGGCCAGCCCGTAAAGACCACCGAGTCCACGGAGAACAGGCCGAAATCCCGCATCTGCCCTTCGTACCCGCCAATCGGGTTAAGCACCGCGCCGGTCTTTGGCGCAGCGATCGAACCGTCAATGTCATCCAGGACGATGGACAGGGTATCCGATCTTGTTCCCACGCCATCTGTGATGGTCATGCTGACACCGGAGCCTGCAAGCCGATCAGTGATGTCTACGCCATTGGCGCTGATCGAGAATTTAGGGACTGGCATTAGAACCCGAGCCTCAGTGAAACGTTGAATGATCCGCCTGCGCCTATGCCTGCGGACAACGAGATGCCACCTGCAGACAACGATAGCGCTGCCAGACGAGCGGCTGACTGGTCGTACCGCTTCATTGCGAGGGTGACCGTCACCGTCTGTGGAGTCCCCGCTGTGTCGAAGGTGGTCTCCTCATTGCTGATCGACGTCGCCAGCCATTGACCGAATATGTTCTGGCCTGCGCTGTTAACGTGAACGAGATGAAGAGGGACTAGAGCGTTAACCGCCTCACGCACTCCGGCGAGCTGGGACAGCCCCCGGCCGTTGAAGTGCCGGGGATGAAATGTTGACTCGAGGGTGATCTCCTCTGCGCCCGGACCTAACCGATGGAGAAGAGGAGCGGCGCCGATAACGGGCTGCTCCTCCATGCGCGGCGACAGGGACCGTCGGACTGTCTCTACCGAATAGTTCGGTACTGTGAACCGGAACGGTCCCCATGCCATAAGCATCACGCATCTCCATAAGCTATGTTGGTGAATGCGACTTCGAGAGAGCGCCGCAATTTCGCATCAAGCTGACTGACAGCCTGATCGACTCCTTGCTGGACCGCAGCCTTGATGCTGGCAGCATCTGCGCCAGCACCGACAGTTATGCCGCCGAGGTTGATCGGCGCATGAACAGTCACCCCGCCGCCACCGATCTTGTGGTTCGGGATGATCGTTCCGTTAGATCCCGGTACGAAAATCTCCTGCCCACGCTCGTTGATCTGGTACACGCCGCCTGCCTTCACAGGACCGCCTGCCGCTCGCTTGCCGTCGAGCTTCGGATCAAGGGAGCCGCCAGACGGCGACACGGCTGGTGCCGCAGCGCTACCGCCACGGGCCACAGCGGCAAACTGACGTGCCATACCCAGTGCTCTTTCGAGCTGGCCGGTATCGATTGTCAGTGCGCCATTAACCGTCAGAGCCTGTTTGATCTGCTCGCCGGTGGCCGTGGCCTTGCTCTCAGCCTCTGCGCCGCCCTGCATAAGAACGCCGATATACTCGCGCATTCCTTGTTGAGCGGCGATAGGCCATTGAGCTGTCTGCTGCGAGATGTCGACCTCAAGAGATTCCTGGGGTGTGCGCTTGCGTCCGAGCTGAACGTTCGAAGGGTTAATACCCGTGTGCTTTTCCACCCATGCGTCAACGCCGCTTGTCAGCCCCCATAGGTTTCCGTCTGGGTCGGTCTGGTTAAGAGCCGTAGCTGTAATGGCGCCTGCACCAAGCGGACTGGCGACTACCCGCCCACCGAGCTTGAGGGCGCTCTTTATGATCCCACCGCCAGCCGCACCAGCCGCCGCACCTCCTGCCGTCGAGGCGGCAGCACCTGCGCCGCCACCAAGGATTCGACCAAGAAGACCGCGTCCTGCCTGCATGGCTGCGTAGCCACCGGCAGCGAGGGCGAGAGCACCCAAAGCTTCAATGACCCGACGGGTGGTTTCACTCAGCTGTGTGAACTCGGATGCCAGATAGTCTACACCCTTGAGCGCGCCGCTGATCGGCTTTTCCCAATCGGAGACGATCTTGATGAGCGCCGTTTCCACCGCACCCGTCGCACGGGTGTAGTCACCGTAGAGACCTTCGTTCGCCTTAACGCCGATCTTGTTGGTGATCCCCTCTGGGGTGTTCTGCATAAGCTGGATGGCATTCTGCAGCTCAGGGAATCTGTTTGCGAGCACGCTGGCTCGTGAGCCCTGTCTCTGTGTGAAGAACGCATTGAGCTGAGCAATCGTGGGATCGGACTTGAGGATATCCATAAGCAAGCGCTCGGAGTCGACGCTCTCCGCACTGAACTTGTGGAAGTCACCGAGCTTTTTGGCGAGATCCTTCTTGTCCTTGGCTGACATCTTGCCAAACGCTGGCTCGATGATGTCCATGATTCCAGAAGTGAACATGCCGCGGTCACTACCGACAGGCATATCTTCCCCGAGATCCTCGTTGAAGAAGGTGCCTTCCTCGATGTACTTCGTGATCTTATCCTGCATCTCCTTGCCCAGACGGACACCGAAGTTTTCCTGGATCATCTTGTCGATGCCGCCGACCTTAAAGGCCTCTGGCTGTGTCACGTAGTCATCGAAGTTCAGGCCCATCGTTTGAAGAGCCAGTCGGCCGGGGTTGGTCGGAGCGCCGAGCTTTGCAGCGGCCGTACGTGCGAACACACCAGCCTCGTCGCCCTTATAGCCAGAACGGCGAAGCACGACGCCCATGGCGTTGGCAACTGGATCAGACAGCCCCACGCTCTGCATGGCGCTGCCGCCGTATCGGACATACTGGCGAACGTCGCTGTCATCCATACCGGCGTTCTTCGCCATCCAGACCAAGCTGTCAACGAATGTGGTGACAGCCTTCGCATCGGTCAGCGAGATCTGACGAATCTGTGTGGAGCTTCGAACTGTTTCCGTCGCCTCTTCCAAGCTGACGCCCATAGCCAGAGCGTAGTCCGTGATCGGGCGCATGGCGTTGATGATAGCGTCCGCATCACGGATACCACCCTGCAGCAAGCCTACCTGCCCACGGACAACGTCCGCGTTGGTGAAGCGCGTTTCATAACCGATCTTCTCAGACTGCGCGTTCATGGCCTCGCGGCCCTTGGCGTCAAACGCATCATAGCCGAGAGCATCACGATAAGCCTTCGCCTGATCGTAAGAGACCGTGTCCAGGAATGCGTTGCGGGCAACACCACCTGCGCGGTGTGCTACATACCCACCAGCTGCGCCTGCTACGACTCCTCCAACCGAAGGACCGCTCGACCGACCGGGTGGTGATGGCGGGCGCTTCGGCTTACGGGCCTCACGCTCCATCTCGCGCATTTTGCGGATGGTCTGCGCCATCTCGTTTCGGACTTGACGCTGCGATGCGGAAATCCCGGTGCGGCTGTTGACGCTGAAGGATCTCAGTGCCTGCTCGGCCGAACGAACGGCCGAACGCTGATCCTTGAACGCTGACGTCGCTGCCTTCAAAGCGCTACGCGCCGAGCGCATGTCGGCATTCATCTTAGCTGTCGGCTTGGAAACCGATGCAAGAGCCTGCTCGAGCTGCTTGGCGTGAGTGCGCGCCTGACGGAACTGGCCGTAGGTCTGAGCCAGACCACGGCGCAGGTCTTTGAAATCACCGACGGCCGCAGCCTTACGGCGTAAGTAGTCGAGCTGGTTTCCCAAGTTCTTCGCGCCGGCCACACCGTTGCGCCCGAGCTTGGAAATCGTGGACTCAAGTCCCTTGAGGGCTTCCGAGGTTTTCTTGGCCGTGCCACTCGCGGAATCAATCAGCTGAAGACGAAGGGTAGCAACACGAGATGCCATAACTATCCACCTACTGTAGCTGGATAGCCTCGGCCCATAGCTCGACAAGCTGCGGGAAGGTCATGTCCAGAATGGATTCAAGGGATACCCCGCCGTTGCTCTCGCGCATTACCTTGTAGGAGATGCTGAGCCACGCTTCTATTCGGGCGGGGATTGGTTCTCCGTACCCTCCTCGTGGGGTAACGTTGACTGCGCGAAAAAACCTTCTTGCGCCGCCTCCACACGGGAACCGTCGACAAAGTCTAGGCTTTCAAGAACAGCTGCTGGGGCGCTCATCCACGGCATGTCGACACGTTCGTCGGCGCCTTTGCCGTGCTCATTCACAGCGTCGATGCACGCCTGAATATAATCGCGCCATTCGCGGATGACCGGGCGGCGGATGGTAATCTGGCTGTAAGTGACTCCATCATACTCGACCGGGAAATCCAGATCGACGACCATCAGTCGACCCTCGTCCCCATTCACAAACCGGGGAGGCGTCTTTGCAATCGCCTCCTGCAGTGTTTTCGTTTCAGCTTTGCGAGCTTCCACCCTCGCGATTTCCTCTCGGCTGAGAGACTTCGTGACCTGGTTCATTCCACTCTCCTGAAAAGCAGAACGCCCGGCTTAGTAGCCGAGCGCCTGGTTCAGCTCATTGAGCTGGTTAACGCCGTTGATGATGCGCTTCGGAGGCCATGCCTGAAGCTCATGGATGACGTCGGTGTCCGCCTCGTAGCGCATGTACTTGATGGAGTTCATGACGAACTCGACGCCGCCTTTTTCGCCACGCTGCCAGCGATCACGCGAGCTGCCGTTGATGGCACCTTCCACGATGCAGACGTGGGCTGCGATACCGCCGTCCAGCTCGCGAAGAATACCGCCACGGAAGGTCACGCGGGTCGTGAGCCCAGGACGAAGGGCCATGCGCTTCATGATGTCAGGGTTGTGCCCCGCCATCTTCACGGTGACTTCGAGGGCTTCGATGGCCGACATCGCCTGTGAAACGCCAAGGTCCATACCGCCGCCGCGATATTCCTGGGTCATTGGGCGGGGAAGAGGCAGATCAACCTCTTCCGTGTCGATACCGAAGTCGAGGCCTTCCATGAACATGGTGAAGCCTTGCAGGATATGCCGCATTGGATGATCTCCTTATCGTGCGGGAGGTTTTGTTACGCTGTCTGGAGGGCAGTGCCCGCCAGACGAGCGATTTCACGAGCGGCATTCTCGGCAAGGACCGTGTAGTAGCCGGTGTTTCGCGAGAACATGAACGTGATGTGCTCGATCGGAGCAGGGGCTTCAGCGTCGTAGCTGATGTAGAGATGCCCCGAGGCCCACGTCTCCTTGGTGTTGAGAGACACGTCGAGCCATACGCGCCCGCCGAGCGTTGCGCCCATGGCAGCCCATCGACGGAGTGCCGAGTTCACGGTCTCTGCGATGTCTGTCAGGTTCTGAAGGCTGAACGGCTTGTCGATGAACGCTTCAGACGCGAGCTCGACCGAGTCGATGATCGTGTCGTGGGCGCGGCGAACCGACCAGAAGTTTTTCAACGAGTCCGAGGAAGGCACTCGGCTGCCCCACAGCTTGAAGCCGCCGCTCGGTGCCCGAACGATTGCGGCAATCGCATTCTTATTGAGGAGTTGCGACTCTGCCGACGGGTCCGTGATCGAATGCTCTATCGGTCGCGAAATGCCGACGATGCCTTCGACAACATGGTTCGAAGGGGAAACCCAGAACCCTTCGCTGTAGTCAACCCGAGCTTGGAGACCGGCGACACGGGCGGAGGCTGGTTCGGTTACAACAGCCGCATCCCGGAATACCTTGACCATTGGCTCGACAATCAGAAGGCGGTCGGTGTCGTAGTCCAGGCGGTCTTGGATTGCTGCTGAGGTCGTGGTCGCGGTGGAGTCCTTGATCACGCCAGCGCGGAATCGGTTCGCCAGCGTGAGGAATTCCATGGTCACCGGGTTAGCGACCGTACCGACTGCGGCGGTTGCCGTGGCATCGGTGGTTGCACCCCCGCCGGACAGCGTTACCGTTGGAGCTGTGGTGTAACCGAAGCCTGGCTTCGTGATCACGATCTCGTCGACCACTCCGGTCGTGGAGTTGATCGTTGCCACGGCTTCAGCGCCAGATCCCGCACCGGTAATCGTGACTGTCGGAACGGAGGTATAACCTGCGCCACCCGCCGTGATCTCAATTGCGCTGATGCCATCGGCCGGTCGTTGCGACATGAAGCCCGGAGCAATGAGCAACTTTGGCTTCAAGCCATGCTCTCCCTGCGCCGTCCGCAGGGCATGCATGCCAGTGTAACTCGTCGCGTCGCCGATGATGTTGCTCATCGTCTGGTTGATGTTCGCGCCTTCCTCGACGCGAACGACGAGGATTGTCTGCGACACGCGCCCGGCTTGGTCGAAAATTCCGTCAATCGCGTCCTTCAAAGTTCCAGTTGCGCCGAGGCCTTTGACTTCGCCACCAGCACCGTAGACGGGAACAACAGTGTTCAGCGGCCAGAGAAGCGGGTCCGCATCAGGCGCAACGCCAAGCAGGCCGATGACACCGGTGTCGATGGTCTCGACCGGGCGAGGGCCGTTGTTCTGCTCCACCGTTTCAACACCGTGAAGATAGATATCTGCCATTTGATCGGCTCCTTAGAAACGACAAAACCCGGCACGATGGCCGGGTAGGTCAGGTGTAAAATCAAAAGCCTGGCACGATGGCCGGGCTGTGAGCGTTGCAAAAATGCCGCCAAAGACTGGCGGCATTGATACATTTTGTATCCGAACGTTTCCAAACAAGTTGCCATTATGATAGGGCCATATCGCTTGGATTTTGGACGGATTAATTTTGGGTTGGGGGACTTATGAGGGCTATTCGCGCCGTCACGGATTATTTGAATTCTTTTTTAAGAAGCGACGATCAGTATCAGGCCGCCACTTCGCCTTCCCAAAACCAGCGTTGGAATACATTCTCCCGATGGACAGTGATTGGCGCATTCGGAAGCGTGGCGTTGCTATTCTTGGCCGTTTTCATTCTTAATCCTTTCGGCAACTTTCCGATAACGCCGCTTTCACAGGTGTTCGCCGATCACAATCAAAGGTACACGTATCCGTCCATTGCTCGCTCTGGTCGGCATCAATCCGCTATCTTTGGAACGTCTTCATCGCGCCTACTCACCCCACAAGATTTGGAAAATGAGTTCGGCGGCAAGTTCGCAAATCTGTCTATGGATGCATCGACCGCATGGGAACAAACGCAACTCGCGCGCTTATTCTTGCGGCAAGTCGAGAAGCCAGAAACCGTTATTCTGTCGCTCGACTGGATGGTTTGGTGCAATCAAGCGGCAGACGAACAACGTGTGACTTTCCGGCTCTTTCCAAAGACTTTCTATGACGAAAATCCCATCAACGATTTCGCGGATATTCTCAATCTTGAGCTTTGGGACGCTCTTCGCAAATCAGTGAAAGTCGCGACAGGGTCGCGCCAACCCTACCAAGATGCTGACGGCTTCGGCGACTTTACACCGGGCGAAGATAACTACGACGCGGAACGCGCCTACGCCCATATTCACGAGAAGCCAATACCGCAGCCAGACTTGACGCCACTAACGCCCGAAGAATTGGCCAATCTCAAGTTCCCTGCACTCGACTGGCTTGCCGTAACACTTTCCGAAATCCCGGACGACACAAAGACGTTAATCGTTCGGATGCCGGTCAATGTCACGGCGCTTGCCGTGCCCGGAACACGAAACGAACAAGCTGAAAAAGAATGCTTTCGCCGTACTAAGGAATTAGCCGGGGCGCGGGGAATTCCAATATTCGATATGGCCTTTGCTTCGCCGTTTACGACGAACGACCTCAACTATTGGGACCCGATGCACTATCGCCTCCCGCTAGGGGCGCAAATCGTTAGGGCGATTGGTCGGGCATACCGCGACGGCCAGTCGACGGACATTCTTCAAGTGACGGCGGCGCAGAAGTAAACAGATGTTATTTCAAACACAGCTATTCCTCCTGATCTTCCTTCCCCTGACGCTCGCCTTTTACTTCTTGGCTGCGCGCAAAACGGAAGTTCGTATCGGCGTCTTGATCGTAGCGTCTCTGATTTTTTACGGTTGGTGGGACGCTCGTTTCGTTCCGCTTTTGCTCGGCCAAGCTGCGCTAACGTGGGCTTGCGCGGAAATCTATTTCCGCTTTCGACTGCGCGCACTGCTCTGGATTGGCATAGCCCTAAATCTTGCCGTGCTTTGCCTGTTCAAATACTCAGACTTCCTCATCGCCAATATCGAAGGCATCATCGGCATCTCGTTGCCGCATTCATCCTGGGTTCTGCCGATAGGCATATCGTTCTTCACGTTCGAACTTGTTTCGTACCTCGCGGATCAGATGCGCGGACACCAGAAGCACTATCGGTTCAGCCGATTTATGCTGTTCGTCCTTTTCTTTCCGCGCCTCATAGCCGGACCTATCGTGCGCCACGATGAAATCGTTGAGCAGTTTGAGAAAGATCCACTGCGGCCGGGAGCGAATGAAAGGCTCGGACGCGGCTTTGTTCTGCTCACGCTTGGCCTTGCAAAAAAGCTTCTGATCGCCGACCCGCTGGCGACCATTGCTGATCCGATGTTCGCGGCGTCGGCAATTGCGCCGCAACCACTCCTTGATAGTTGGATGGGTGTTCTTGCCTTCTCGCTGCAACTTTACTTCGATTTCTCGGCGTATACCGACATGGCGATAGGAATGTCGCTAATGATGGGCTTGAGGCTTCCTATCAATTTCAACGTGCCTTACCGCGCTACTTCGCTCCGCGAGTTTTGGCGGCGCTGGCACATGACGCTTTCGCGATATATCCGCGATTACCTTTATATCCCGTTGGGCGGTTCTAGGGCCGGACAGGCGAGATTTATCTTTGCCACGCTTGTTTCAATGACGCTTTGCGGCCTTTGGCACGGCGCGGGCTGGACCTTCGTAGTATGGGGCGCGATGCACGGCGTCGGCCTGATCGTCTGCCGATATTGGCAAGGAAGATCATTCCAGACGCCAGCCATAGCGGGCTGGCTTCTGACGATGCTATTTGTCATGGCCGGTTGGGTACTCTTTCGTTCCCCCGATTTCTCGACCGCAATTTCGGTGTTTAGCGGGCTTGCGGGCTCGGGCGGTCTAGGAGGCTTCGATAAAGCCGACTGGATAATAGCTGCCGGTGCCATCGTCGCAGTCGTCGGGCCTACAAGCCTCGCCTTTGTAGAACGCTTCCTATTGCCTTGGCGGTCGGGAGCGGTCTTGTGGGTTGGCCTTTGGGTCTACTGCCTAATGGTTATTGGCGGTGAAAATCCAGTGAGCTTTATCTACTTCCAGTTCTGACGGCGCTACGAGTTCAGAGTGGTGGGGCCAACAATTCGCTCCCACGTTCTAACCCAAATAGTTGCGTTGCGATTTGTTCAAGCAAGGGCCAAAGTTCGTGATCGGAACGAAAGGTATTTGCGGTTTCGAAGATTTTGCGGGTACGAAATGGCTGCGTGGCCATTACGCCATTCACTTGCTCCGCTTCGTTTTCGGTCATACGCTCCCAAAGAGTGACAGCGGGAATGATAACCACAACGGGTTCCGGCTGTGGCTCAACAATCTCCGAGCCATTCCACAACTTGCCGTAGACGGTGCCGCCGGGGCCGGACGTGAAACCAAAATCGCTGTCAATGCCGATGATTTGGAACTCGGCAATCTGGGATTTCTCTATGTCATCAGTCATGGAGACAACATGGCCATAGTCGTCAATGGCGATATAGAAGGCATGTGGGTAGGATTTCGCTACATCGATAATATCCACCCCGTTTTCATCCTTGAAAATCAAGATCGTTACTGACGTGCTATTCCCCATAATTGGTGTGCCATCCTCATTAACCCCAACCTGCATGGGGGGAAGGTCCACCACATGCGGTTGCGGCACAAATTTACCGAAACTTTTCATTACCAACCTCCGAGTGCACGCCAGCCTAATGCCGGTATATAGATTTGCGGTTGCCTGCTGCGGACCCAGAACAGTTCTACGTTCGGCTTTTCAATCGACGTAACAACGTACCCAGATGCTCCGGTGCCGGGAGAGGTTCGCGTCCCTGTGGTATAGACGTCGTTTTGGATAAACCCATCAAAACGATGATCTGTGGCCCGATAGTTCAATTGATTATTGACGTTAGAAATGTCGGAAGACTTCGCAAGAGTAACAAGTGTGGTGGTATCCCGGTGACGAATGTAAGGAGTATCAGGAGTATTTCCTACAAAGCCCGCGACAGACGCCCAATCTGCACCTAGCTTGCCATTAAGTGCATTCAGTGTCGCAGTACTTACTGGCTTATTTGCATCCGACGTATTGTCGACAGCACTCAACCCAACATCGGACTTCGTAATCCATCCACGGATCCACGTTTGCAACGCAGTCTTGACATTCCCCCATGTCGTTTTGAACATGGTCGAGCCGCCTGCCTCGACGCCGGCAAAGAAGTCGCCGTCCGCAGGTGTTGTTTTCCCATTGGAACCGGCCATCGCGGCGCCAACGGTTGCTGTCGTTGTCAGGGCTGGCAACTGTGCGGAAGGCACCTTGCCGGTACTGTCCAGCGACGCGACGCCGTTTGGCTGTCCGAGTTTAGACGTGATGGCTGCATCAATCTTGGTGTTTACCTGCTCCTTTGTGTCATAGTCGGTCGCATCGGTAGACAGATACGCCTCGACGAAGTAGGGCTGCCCTTCAACAGGATCCAATACGGTGATGACAGGACTGTCTGCTGTATAATCGGTGTCTTGCTTTGCAAGCTTGCCATCAAGAAACACCATTGCCGCTGTGAAACCGCCGCCGACTGTTATAATGCCGTCGGGCGAGGCACCGAATATTCCCTCTTCATAGCGCCGCCCGCCAATCGAGACAGTGACCGTAGGCACAAAACCGACGCCGCTTTGATAAACGCGAGTTATCGAACCATCCCACCAAAGCTGGCCTTCGACAGGGCTGGTGGGCGTCACTACGGGCGCGGCCACGGCCTTACGCATATCGGCGAAAACCTGATCGGCAGCGTTTTTCGCGGTTACGGCCCCGGATCGGGCGGAAATAGCTTCGTCACGGGCGGTTGCCGTCGCACTCTTGTCCGCTGCGGTGCCCGATTTATCCGACGCCACCTGCGCCCGAAGTGTAACAGTTTGTTCGTAGAAATACTGCTGAAGCATGGTCGCGGCAGGGAGACTTGTGATCACCCAATCATTATAAGGTCCGCCCGTGCCTTCCACTTTTTCAAGTGTGATGGCAAGAACTCCGGTCGATCGATTGAAGCTGCTCACTTTCCCGATCGCCCAATTTGCAACAGTCGACGCGCGGGACACGGCGACATAGGGTGTAGGGGCAAAGAACTCTCGATCCTTCGGGTTTAGGATCAGCGTCACAAGCTCGCCTAAGACGAGCTTGGATGAACTCGCAGACAGTGCAATAACAGTTCCACCGGTTACCTTTTCTTCAAACCGAACAAGCTTTGCATCGAGATCCGTTTTAGCACCGCCGAAATATTCTTCCGCGTTGTTTACGATAGGAGCCAACTCTTGTTCGATAACGGTGAGGCCGCGAGCGATAATCGCGTCGGTGACCTCACGCTGAATACCGAGATTTTCTTCGAGGGGCGCCAGTCTAGCCCCGATCGCCTCGATGAGGCCGTCCCAAAGTTGCGTGCTCCACGCTTTATTCTGGGTTGAGAGGAAGCTAGACAGGTCAGACATATTATACCGCCTCGTAGTTCTTTACTGCGTTCTTGTCCTGCTCGACCAGCACGGCGAGTGCATCACCGCGGATGCGCGTGCTGTTCGACGGGTTGATGATCAAACGGCCAATCTTCACGCTTTTCGCAAGGTCGACCTTGTAGAGCTTTGCCGGATCGATCTCTGGCTTTGCCATGTGGCTATCTCCTGAATGAAAAAGCCCGGCGCAAAGGCCGGGCTCGCTACGAAGTTTCGCTTACGAATGGTTATGGGTATGACGCACTTGTCGCGGACGAAACGAGGAAGACAGCCAGCGCCGAGCTAGTGCCGTATGTCGTCTTGCGCTTCCATGACGTGATGGGCGCTCCGAGCGTCCAGGTGAAGACGCGACGGATCGAGCCATCTGCCTGCACTTCGTCGGTAACGGCCGTAGGCGCGGTCTCTGTGCCATAGCCCGAACCAGTCAGGATGGAACACGTCAGGTCATGGTTGACCTCGTCGTAATGCTCGAGCACGAGGATCTCAATAACCTCTGTGACCGGGCCCGGTGCCGTGCGTTCCTTGGTGATGTGAACACCGGTGGTACGCGGGCGCGAGACCGTGACATTCGACTGCCCGAGGTTAATGCCCGGCATCAGCTCTGTGGTGCCCAGAAGGACCATGCGAGCGTTGATGTTGGCCGGCAGATTGAACAGCGGCGAGACCCCGCTCGCCACCGCTTCAATCGTATGCCAGACCGAGCCGACCTGAACCTCATACGAAATCTCGCAGCCATCCGGCACGACCTGCTTGGTGAGAAGGTCAATGCCGCAGATACCACCCGAGAGATTCCACGCCGTCAGGTTTACAGTAACGCGAGGGGCACTGAACTCTGCAACCAGCACTTCGAAGCAGGCGTCGAGAGAAATGCTACCCTGCGACCAGAGGCCGTCCGTCGATACGAAGAACGAACCCTGTGCGTACTTATTGTTTTCAGCCATCGCCAGCCAGTGGTTGCCGGAGGTGATGACGAACCAACCGTACCGCTTGCCACCTTCGAGGAAGACCGGTTCGATTGCAAACTTTGTCGCGATCGGGTGGATCTTCAGGTCGGCCGCCGCAACAGTGGTGACCGCCAGACAGCTTCCGTAGTTTGGCGCACCGTTTTCGAACACCTCGCAAAGCCCGAGACGGACGTCACCGCCACCCGCATCAACGCGACTGAAGTAGATGTTGAAACCGGGAACCCAACCAGAGCGAGGCATCATGAAGGTATTGCCTGCCACCTGTCCGGTGTAAGACGCCTGCACGATTGTTGCCGCCCAATATGGCTCTTCGTAGGTGTCGTAGAAGATCTGACGCAGGCGCATGATGTAATGCGCCGGGCCGCCGTTATCCTGCGCAAACTCGACGTTATAGTTCGTGCCGTCGTTCTTGTAGAAGATGCCCTTCGTCTGATCGTACCGGCCGGTGCCCCACCACGCTGCGTTCGTGCAGACGAGGAACGGGTCGCCGTAGCGGATACGAGTCTTCGAGATAGTCTTCAGCGTGTAGGAGATCGTCTGCGAGCCGCCGTTTGCAAGAGCGTGCTCGGTCGATTTCTCCGTGATCGAGATCAGGTTATTCTCGGTATAGCGCGGCAAGACCATGCCGCCCGTCGACACCTGAATGCTGGTGTCAGATGGTGTCAGAAGGCCGAGGGTGATCTGCGCCGAGTTATCGTCAGCGAACCGGATGCCTTCTTCCACCTTCGTCACCGACTGCAGGTGCTCGAGATCGCTGTCCGTTTCGTCGAGGAAGTAATCCGACTTCGAGTAGGACTTTCCTTCCGGCATCCCGGTCATTTCCGCCACGCGAGCGAGCTGCTCGAGGAGGTAGATCTGCATCTGGCGCGACAACTTGTCGGCGTTCGATGCAACCAGCTTGGACACGTCGGTCTTGAGACCTTCGACGACCGGCTGCGTTTCATCCATCCAGCCTTCGAGCACCTGCACGCGGGAGTCCAGCGAGCGCATCGTGGTGATGCGATTGTCTGTGCTCTGCTCGACCAGTACGATTTCCGTGGAAGATAGCGTCACCCACGCAATGACCGTGTTGGCACTGTCGACCACAGGCTTGACCGGGGAGGGTGCCTGATCGCCGAGCTGGATTGCCACGTTGACCTTGCGCCATTCGACGGTTGCCGTTGGCTGCGGATCCACCTGCGGCGGATAGACCGAACCATTGACCACGAAATCGCGAGGCTCAGTCCCGTCATTCGCCGTCTGTGCCTGAAGCAGCACCGCCACGATGCGACGGTTGCCGGAGGTCGGCATATGCGCCAGCAGGTTCAAAACAGTGGGGCTGTCGCTGCCCGTGAAGAGCTTGCCGTCCTTGAAAAGGATGACCGGCGTTTCAACCGTGACCTGCGTCGTTGCCGTCTTGGCGACCGTTGCGCCTGAGTAGCAAGCATCGAGTGCGCCGCTGACTGCTGCCGAGATCAAGGTATCCATGGCATCGCGAGGGAACTCAGCGAGGTTCTCGAAATCGCTGAGGGTCGCGTTCTGGTTGGCGGTAAAGCGGGCAATCTTCATAGTGAAGTCCTCTCAATGGGAACCATGCCGTCCCATTTCTGGTCGGCTGTGAAACTTAGATCGGCGATGCGCATGGGGCGGTAGGTCGCCGTGGTGAACCAGATCTGGTCACGCAGAGAACGCGACTTGTAGATCGCTTCCCCGACGTCCTTGACGCGCTCGGTCGCGAGACCGATATGGCAATTGCCGACGAAAGCGTGACCGACGTAGCTCCACATTCCCTCTCTGCGGTAGGTAGCCTTGACCCTGAGCAGAGCGGTGTATGAAGTGAGGCCGATGTAGCTGTAGTTGATGAACGGCGAGAACAGGCCAGCCGCCTGTCCGATCCGCGCCTTGGTATCATCCAGCAACCGCCAGCGGTCGTAGATGTGGAGCGCAGACGCATCCGAATAGACATGCGTGTAGTTGACGCCGGTCTTGCTTCCCGTCGCCAGAAAGGCTTCGAGGTAGCGCGCGCTATGCCGTTCGTAGACTCGCTCTGGCGCGATACTCAGCGGAGTCACGCTCTCGACGCCGTGCGGGATCTGCCCAGAGCCGAAGGTTCCGTCCTGACCGATGGTGATCAGCCGGCCACGGTTCTTGTCGGCGACGTAGGAAAGCCCCACGTAGCAATTGTCCACGACGGTATCGATCGGGTTGTAGTCTGCTGGTATGGCAAACGTTGTGACGTCGACCGCCGCATCGCTGCCCCATGTGCCGATCTGGTCGAATGACCGGATCTCGGTCTCCACCTCATCCTCGACGATAGTGGCCCGACGCCCGTAGTACCGTGCAGCCTCGTTCTCCATAACGAAGAATCCGCCAACGTAACCCGGCACTGTGCGCAGTCCATCTCCGACAGCGAAGGCCGGGCGCTCACCCGGTATGCTGTAAGGATAGAGCCGAAGCTCGGCGAACTGTTCCCGCCACTTGTCGAGCGCCTCAGCCGAATAGTCCGTCAGGTACATGCCGACAGGCGGGATGACCGCGTCGTAGATGCTGGCGTCCACAAAAGACAGATACTTATTGATCCCCGGCAGAGTGCCCTTCAGGCCCTTCATGCCGTAGATTTCAGCCGTTATCCGGCGTTTCTTCCACTCCGGCCAGTTGTCTCTCCAGAGATCAACGCCGCGTCCCCATGCAAGGAATGGAAGGTGCGAGACCGAAGTGAGATACGGATCGCGCATTCTCTTGACGAGATCGACATCCACCCGATTGACGGAGAAGGCAGCAAGTCCTTCAAGCGCCTTCTCAAAATCGGTCGCGTTCAGTGGGAGCAACGACTCACCGCTATCCATCACGCCACCTCGACGATTACCTCTGGTACATAGACCGTTCCGTATTTGCCCGGATCGACATCGGTTGATGGCTCGACCACCACCACGCTCTCGAGCGCATTGCCGTTATGAGCGGCGGCGACGATACCGTCTGCGCGCAGCACAGTGCCAATTGCAGACCTTGAACTGGCGTATGCCTGAATCGATGCCTTGGCCTTGGCGACGGTCGTGGAGATGTCCGGTCCTGTCTGCGCAGTGACCTTCACCCGAATGACCTGGCTGACAATCGTAGCGGATCGGACATAAACGTTATCGGTCAATGGCCTACGGGTTTTTGCTGACAGCGCATCGTAGACCTTCGTGACCACATCCTGGTCGACTGTGCCGTCCCCGTTACGTCCGAGGAGGATGACATCGCACCGATTGTTCTCGCCCTTGATGGCCTGCACCTGCTTGATGCTGCCGTCGGCTGACCATGCGAAATAACGATATGCATCCTCTGGTCCGGCTGCGGCATAGCCGTCCGGTGCCAGATTGCGCCGCTGACGGAACTCTTCGTCGCTTTCGTAGATGGGGTTGCCATCGGCGTCGTGCCGTATGATGCGACGGGTCATGCCGAAGTCGGCTGCGAAGTTATCGAGATCCGCCCCGGTCGTTGTCGCCAACATAAGTGCGCGAGCAACGTTATTCGCACGAGCGCGCCACAACAGCTCTCGGTAAGCGAAAGCTTCGATGACGATCTTAACCGGGTCAGTCTCGAGCATCTCGACGTTGTACGCCGGGAGCTCTGGTTTTGTTTCCCGCACCACGGCCCACCGCTCTTTGAAGTCGGCGACCATCTCACTCAAGATGGTTTCGTAATCGAGCGTCTCGATCACATCCGGCAGTGGGACAAGTGTCAGGTCGATAGCCACGGGCGAATCCTCTCGCAGGGACAGCGTCACGCCACAGCCAGAATCCCCCCTTCGATTTCTTTCAGGGCGAGAATGGCTGTTCGTTCGACGGGGTTGGAATAGTCACCGAGATGGCCGTTCTCGAAGAACACACCACCCACTTCCAGCTTGACGATGCCCGGCGTTCCCGCATCTACGTTGGCGCGCAAGAGGACGAACCCTGGCTCACCGAGCTGACGTCCTTCGACAATGCGAGGCTCAAGAGCCTGTGCTGTCGCGACATACAGATCGATGATGGTTTCGACGATTTGTGGCCGGTCGATGATGTTGGGGATGTCGGACCCGAAGCCGCGCAGTTGCACGCGCTCGCCAAGCTCGGTCGTCAGAATGGTGACTATGCTCTGCCGGCAGTGGTCCCATCCGAAGAGGCATCGGCCCGTTTGGGCGTCAATGCCTACTCGAGCCATTAGCGCGTCTTCTTATCCAGCGCAGACGGGTCCGGCTCTGCCTTTGGCGCGGCGGCCGACTTCGTGCCGATCTCAGAAACAAGGCCGGACAACACGAGATACTTGGCCTCGCGGTCTGAAATGTGCTGGATCTTGTCGCCCTTCTTGCGGCCTGCACCTGCGATGTAGCCGTCGGCGTTGACAATGTAGGTTTTCTTGCTGCTCATTGCTCTGCTCCTTAATTTGCAGGGACGTCTGTGTTCGCTGCTCCAGGCACTACGCCGCCATGGATATGCGTGCTGCCGACGTTCTTTTCGTCGTGCTCTTGCTTGCCACCGACCTGGACGAATCCTTCTCCGGTGAACTGAAACGTCGTCCCATTGGCTTCTATGAAGAGGCCTTCCGCCGTGTGGGTGATTGTTGTCCCGCCGATTACGACGCGCTTCTCAGCACCCTTATTGTGGGGCTGTGGCGTATCGTCGGTGAACCCGCCCTTGATCATGACCGACTTCGCCATGTCTCCGTCTGGCGAGAGCAGCATGACCCGCTGCCCGACCGACGGTGGCGTCCACTCGTTGATGTCGCCTGCCTGCTCGGACCATGACGTCGGCGGGGAGTCTATGCCGTGAGCCGTGATGATGACGGTGCCGTTCTCGTAGTCGACTTCCTTCACGACGCCTTCACGGAACATGTTGTTCTGGCGGACGGTCATGCGGCGGACAACAGACTCCACCGCCTCAAGCCGTTCGATTAGTCGATCGAAAACGGTGAACGAGCTCATAGGGGAATCCCTTGGTGATGCCAGACGATCGGCGTTGCCAGGAGAGGCTGCGCGCCTGTCGGGGAACCCAGCTTCTCAGCGAGGTCACGGGTATAACCGAGCGTCTTCATTGCCCGGTCATTTGGCGTGTCATTCGCATTTGCCGTGAGCATGGCGGTGATGTCGTCGATGCGGTCGCTGTAATCGCTGAATGTCTGGAGCCTGCTGAGGAATGCGCCAATCTCAGGTGGGATGACGCCCATAGCGTTTTCCCGGATGGCTTTCATTTCCACGGTCACCTGACGAGCCGCGAGACGCAGGCCGCCTTCAACTGATGCACCGCGACGGCTAACCACGTTCTGGTAAGCAGGGCAGAGATAGTTAAAGACGTCACTGGCGGTGCTACCCTTGGTCAGGGCGCGGAACACCTGCAGCTCGAGAGCATCCAGCGTCGTCTCGATCTCGCTGTCAGTCGACGGGCATTCGAGACTGTAAGGCTCGGCGTTACCTTCCTCGTCCTTTTTCACCGTCTGCACCACCAGCAATTCGAAGGTGAGAGACATGAACCGGTCTTCGTAGGTACGGCCGGACTTGGGCCACGGGTCTTTGTCGTAGTCGGTATAGATGACGACGCAGGGGAACACCCTGTCGATCTTCATGTCTTCAACCGGCTCGATCTTGGAATCGAAGATGTAAGGCCCGGCGAGAGTCGGCCATGGCGCTTCCAAATAATTGTTGAGCGCGCAGACTGCTGCCATGCGGGTGATGCTGCGATAGACGCTCATGCCTGACCTCCGAGCTGCACCAGCATAAGGACTATGCGGGATAGACCGTCGCGCTGTGATGAGACGACCTGAAAGTCAGGAAGCTCCGGCCGGGTTGGGAAAACCACCAGGTCGCCCTGCTTGGGCTCCTCTGCGCCAACCGGGAAATAAAGGCGGTCGACAGATAGCTGCGGATCTCTACCGGACTGGAGCGAACGCAGATCGTTCGCTTCACGATATGATCTACGCACTCCGAGCTGCACACCGTATTCGACCGAGATGTAATCGAAGATGCCTTTGCCGTTGACCACCTTACGGGTGGCGTCCGGGCCAGCCCGACCATTCGGAGTCGACGCATGGGGGGTGAATACAAACGGGATCGCATTCACCCGATCGACCGTCTTGCTAACAACTTTGTCCATCCGGTCGAACATTGCCATGGCGAAACCTCTTTATTTTTCAGCCTTCTTGGCTGGGGCAGGAGCCGCTACCGGCTTCTCTGGTTCGTCAGCCTCGACCGCGGAAATCAAACCGGCGGCCTTGTAACCCTTCGCTTCACTGTCGGAGAGAGAGACAATGTCCTTCTCTGACACCGGGCGACCCTGGATAATGGTATCCAGCTTGACGATGTACTGTTTCATTGGTCACTCCATACGGAGGGCGGCGGCCCGTTCCCAAGCCACCGCGCACCGGTATTAGAAGTTGGCGTTGAGGCGGACGTTGCCGACACCGGACGGGTTGGCTGTTGCAGCCACGGCGACACCGATCTTGGTGGCACCGGTCGCGATCGTCGTAGCGATGCCAGAGGCGTCAGCGTAGATCTCGGCGCCGACAGTCCAAGCTTCAGCGGACACTTTGGGAAGTTCGTACACGCCACCGAGAGCTAGTTCGAACTCTTCGCCGATAGCGGCCGAGGTGGCAGCGATACCAAAGATCTTGCCGACGACAACGAGCGAACCGGAAGTGACGGCTGCTACCGCGACAACGGTGATAACCTTGCCGGGCTGAATGAAATTGCGCATGGGGATGCTCCCTTGTTTCGCACAAATGGATAGGGCGCCGACCGTGGGTCAGCGCCCTTGGTGATGGTGACCGAAGGCCAGATTACTTGGCGGTGCCGGCGTTTTTGTACGCGAAGCGGTAGTCGGTCAGGCCAACACCGAAGTCGTGAGCCAGCGTGTATTCGACGCCTTCAACGTCGAAGCCGAGACGCTCGTTCGTACGCGGGGTTTCGGAACCAAGCAGGTGCAGGTAGTGAATACCGCGACCCATGGTCGATGCCGCATCAGCGAACAGGAACCATGCCTTGGTTGCCAGAGCGTCGATGCGATGCTCGTAAACCGGCTGGATCGAACGGATCACCTGCGGGACAACGTCCGCCGTGGTGGTCGGAACGGTGATGCCGGTGATCAGCTTCTGAGCGACGGTTTCATTGTCCGCGCCGACGAAGAGGAACTTCGGCGTGACGTTGATGGATTCACCGTCGATGTTCTTCTGCTTGCGGAACTGCAGGCGGGCTGCTTCAAGCGCTGCCTGATCGATCGCGGTGCCGGTGCCAGCAAGGTTGTTGTGATCCGTATGGAACAGAACCTTGTTGTCTTTCAGCTTCAGGACGTTGTTCAGGATCGCGCCCCAGACGATGTCGCCTTCGAGCTTGGCGGCCTTCAAGCCCCAGTTCGCGACGAGCTGCATGAATGCATTCAGCTGGTCATTGATCAGCATTTCACGGGTGAACCCGATCTTGCGACCGTACGACTGGAGCTTCATACCTTCTTCGCTTTCGCGAAGGGTGCCGGACTGGAACTCGCCATGCTCGTTCTTCGGCAGCAGGTCAGGAGCCGAACCGATATCGAGCACCTTCGTTTCACGGAAGTCGGAGAGGACAGTCCGGGTTGCGAAGAGCTGGAAGGTGTTTTCGTACAGGCCGTACGCATTGAGAAGCGTCTGCGTCGTGATGTCCTGCAGGATGATCGGGAAGTCCGACGTGCTGTGCAGAGCGCGCTGTGCGACGTCGTGCATCGAGCCACGGGTGCTTTCGCCACGGGCACGCAGCAGTTCCTTGGCGATGTCCATGGTGGACATGGAACGCCATTCGCGGGCACCGTCTTCGAGCTTGGTGACCACGTTATTGCGATGCAGGATTGCGTTAGCAACCATACGGCGCATGGTTTCCTGAGAGTCCTGCATTCCGCGAGTCTCCACGACAGGGAAGGTTGGGTTGGCCGCCTGACGCTCGACCATCTTGTCGAAGAGGGCGTTGCGGAATGCTTCCACATCGGTGCCGGCGTCGACAGCGGTGCGGACCATTTCGTCGTTGACCTCAAAGCCTGCCGTGCGTGCCAGGTCATTGATGTCCTTGACTCGCTTGCGTTCGGCAGCGACGGCAGCGCGGGACTGCTCTGCGACCTCTGCCTGACTGACGGCAGCTGGCTGCGTGACAGGCGCTACCGGCTGCTGTGCTGCACGGGTCTGATTGGCTTCAGCTGCGGCGCGGGCCGCATCGTCAGCTTCCTTGCGCTGCTTGTCTTCCTCGTCGTAAACGGCGATGAGGCGAGCGCGCAGAGCGTCGTCGGTTTCGCCTTCGCTGCGGGAAATACCAGCGCCGAGGGCCAGGGCCGCGAGTTTATCTCCGTTGTAGGACTTAGCTGCTTCGCGCTTATTCATGGGTGTAGTCTCCGTGATGTTTGCGGACTCGACCGCTTCAGGGGTTTCCTGGCGAACCAGAACTTTTTCGACGTCCTTGCCGGTTGGCTCGGATCGAGAGATGGCCTCGGCATCCGCCGGTACGGGCACGACGGATAGCTCCATCGGTTCCCAGTCGATCGCCCGGAGGATAGGCAGTTGCCCGTCCGACCCCTCGGTCTTCTCGTATCGGTGAATCTTGTAGCCAACCGAGATGGACAGCGGGTGCCCGTCCTTGAGATCCCGAAGGATCGTCTCGGCCTTTTCGTTGCGGGAGAACTTGATGGTGGCGTAGCCCCGACCGTTCTCGATCTTCACGCTGCCCGGAATTACCGTGCCAAGGCGTGAGTCCATGGACCACTGTTCGTGGGTATCGAGCAGGGACATGGCGTTGAAGCGGTCCATACGGATCGCCTTCTTGTCCACGGCCAGCTCTTCCATGTAGTACCCTTCGTCCCAAGAGTACCGCTTGACCTTGGCGCCGGTTGTCCAGCAAACCTCGACCGTTCGGTCATCTTCGTTGAAGGTATCAGAGCGCACCTCACAGGCCGCATAAGGCTTAGGGATGCGGATCTCTTTCTCAAGAGCCTCTCTAAGGGGTTTTGGCATTGCTGCCTCCGCTGTTGGAATCGCCGTCCTGAAGCCACTGCGCTTGGCCTTGTGACGTCACCCTGCGAGGGTCACTGTCGAGCACGACCTTGCTTGCCGTCTTGTCGACAGCAGTGTTCCATTGATCGATTTCATTAAGGACTTGCTGCGGGTCACGGCCGGTTGCAGCGATGACATCCTGCATAGAGCGCTTGCCCATGCGGACCTCAGCGAGATCAGCGCGAGCATCGTCAAGGCGGGTGATGCTTGCCACTTCTGGCGGAACCCACTCGACCTCTTCACTCCATGTTTTCGGTATTGAACCGTCCAGAATTGCGGCTTGGATAAACCAATCCCACACCTTCTGAAGCACCATCGGAATGATGTAGTGCCACTGCACGATCTCTACGAAACCCTGATAAGCGAGCAGGCCAAGCTTGCCAGAAGCGAAGTTTGCCTGACTGAAATCGCCGGTCATGATTTCGTAGGGCATGCGGACACCAGCTGCTATGCTGCGCTGACGAGTGCGGATGTAAGCCTCAACACCTGCCGAGATGGCCGGGCTGTTGAACTTGATGTCCTTGCCGCCACGCAACACGCCGAACATGCCGGGCTCCATTCTTTCGAATGGGGATCCGTAGATGTCCGTGACATCGACAGGGTCTGCCTTGTCCATGGTCTCGTCGAGGCCGATGTTCGGATCGTTCTCGTCGACTTCATCATCGCCGGGGATGACCATGCCGACCATGCAGGACTCGACTTTCTTGCGGATGTTCTCTGCAAGCTCGTAGTCTTTCAGCTCGCGAATCTCGTTCATCACCGAGTGCAGCCAAGGCACACCGTGCACCTGATTGTTCTGCGGCTCATACAGATGTGCTATCTCGTTCTCTGGGATGAACTTGCTCGCCACGTTGTCGAGGCCACTGGTCAGATACGACAGGCCAGATTTCGGATGATCGTTGAACATCCAGTAACCGCGGCGATTGCCGATGGCATCGAACTCGACACCCTGAACAATCCGATTGCCGGGATTGCCGGGCGGAACACCCTGCTTGCTCCAGTCGCAATACTCAGACTCCAGGATCTGGAGCTGAAGAGGGACGGGGAACCCGTCGCCCCGACTGCGGATACGCCGGCGAACATAGACCTCGCCGTCCTGAACCATCATGCGGGCCATCAGATAAATGCCGCCGTCGAAGTCCAGGCCGGTGCCAGAGAAGCAAACCTTCTTCCACTTATTGAACAGCGACATCACCTTCTCGTCTTTGACGCGAGGGGTAATGCCGAAGCCAACGAAGTTGTCGGCGTGCTTACCTACGATCGTTGTCGCGATCGGATTATTGCGGACAAGCTCTCTCGATCGATCCCGGAGGGTTTGTCCCGCTTTGCGGATTTCTGCATCCGCCGTACCCGATACAACGTTGATGCCTTTAGCAAGACGTCCGGTCGACGCCCCCTCGTATGAACGAGCGCCATCCAGGATCTCCATGCGTCGTCGTTGCGCCGCGCGCGCAGCCCCGGCCTTCGGGTTGAAATACCCGATGGCCTTGTCCAGTAGGTTCGCCATTAGTACCCCCTGCTGAACGTGGTCAGGATCGTGTGCTTCCGACGCCGTTGCGGGTTCACTTCGGCCTCGAGCTCGTCGATGATGGCCTTCATGTCAGCGCGGTTTCGGTAGGAAACGTCACGTTCTCGGAACTTCACACGGATGGCGCCGAGGTAATACGCTTCCTTCAGATCCCGGAGGAAGGCTGCCTTCTCTTCCGGCGTGAACGTGAAAACGTTCGGTGCTGGTTCATCGGCCATCACCAGATGCTCCCTCTGCTGCCCCACACGCTCGATGGCCGCGCAGGCCGGTTAGGGGCTGGACGGGTCGGCTGTGCTTCTGGCATTTCGGTAGGTTGAACTTCACGAACAACGCGCCTCGAAGGGTTCACGTCGTCTCGCAGCTTGGACAGGTTGAGGATCATTGCGCAGGCGCCCTGCATGGATTCACAGTCGAGGAAGTGGTTTTCCTTCGCCCGCTGCACCCACTTCACCTTGCCGCCGGGAGCGCGCATGCGGCTCTCGGAAACGATCTGGCGGGCATAATCTTCGCTGATGTCCTCGGGCAGATACCACGCACCGGGCGAGTCCTTGGCCCACCGGATCTTCTGCTGTACCCACGACTTGAAATAGTCGGTGTCCAGCCGGAGTAGATCCAGACCCTTTTTGATTTCCTTGCCGCCGATCTGAATGTCGATCTTGTTTGCCAAGAGCGGCTTGCGCATCGGGTTTGACGATCCCTTGGTCGCCCGCACGAGATGTGGGAAGCGACGAGCGAATGCGTAAACCCGGTGCTCGGGAACAAGGAACTTTTTACCCGGCCGATAGCCGGAATCGACCAAAGCCAGCTTGAGGGGTAGGCCGTCGTAGGTATCCGTCAGCACATTGGCGAACGTGTCCCAGACTTCCTCACCCTCGGTCAGGCCGTACAGCTCACGGGCTTCGACCAGCCATGACGTGCCGCCAGCACCCCATCCACGGATAACGTAGATGAGACGGTCAAGCTGCACGTCGCAGGTCAGCGTCAGAACCTTAACGGTTTCAGGCACTTCGCCCATGACGTAATCGTCGGTGCATTCCATGACCTCGCCCCATTCAGGGGCAGCGCCACCGCCCGGCGAGTACAACTCACCGAAGCCTTGGTTCTTGACCGATTGGATGGACCGAGGATTGCCAGACCGCACGGCTTCGACATAAGCCGCAGCACGATCGCCCCACGATTTGAACGGGGATGCAAGACCTGAAGCCCAATAGCTCAAGGTCCAGCTTTCGGGCTCTTCGCCGTGGATGACTCCGTCCGTGTCGATGGATTGTCCAGGCGCAACATAATCGCCGCGCTCGTTCATCCATTCCTTTGTCGTCTTGACTGGATCACCATCAGGAGAGGGGTCCATTTCATAAATCAGGCAGCCGTTGCGAGGACACTCGAGGTGCGCTGTCTTCATGGCTAATGAAGGCTTCGATGGAAGCTCTCTGCCATCTTCCGCTTTCGGCTTATCCCACGACAGGCAAGCGAACCGAGGAATGAAGTATTCCTTGCAGTGAGGACACGGCCACGCCCAATGATGCCTTGTGCCGGTCATCCATAGCCGCCAGACAGTGGACTTGATCTCTTCTGGATCTGCCTCAGCCCAGAACTCAAGGCCGCTATCGTCGTCGGTTTCCACTTCGACAGCCCCCTCACTTGGCGTTGACGTGATGGCGTGGACGAAATCCGGGTAGGTGTCGCCACGCGCATCGATCATACCGACAGGGTCGCCTTGACCTTTCAGGTTGCTAGCCAGCTCATCCACTTCGTCCGTTACGCACAATCCGTAGGGATCTGATTTCAGAGCCGTCGATGACCCACCGTGAGCCAGTCGCAGCGGCACACCGCTGATGAGTTTCTTGGTTTTCTTCTGCTTCGACTTCACCGCAGACAGCCCCTTCAGGGAGGTGCTCTTCATGAGCTCATCAATGCGAGGCTCAAACTGGTTGGTGATGAAGTCTTTCGACGGGCCCACGTACAAGATCGGAACCGGCTGCGTATCTAAGCGCTCCCCGATAAGGTCTAGGAACGTTTCTGTTTTCCCACTTTGGGCGGAGACAACGAACACAACACGCTTGTGCGTACGGCCGTGAACAGCCATCGCGAACTTCGTCATGTATGGAGTCTTGTGCGGATCTCTCGGCCCTGGGTGACCAGCAGTTTCCGGGTACTCTCGATTGTCCATCGCCCATTGGATGGGGTTAGTCCTCGTCCTCGGAGTCAGCATCTTCCTGACCCGTGCGTAAAGTATCGATCTTTTTTCCGAGACGATCGGCGAGGCGAAGCCTTCCTTTATCAATGATGTCATGAAGCCTTTGCCGCTCACGCGGTTCCTTCGTGATTTCGGCAGGCAACCCGTTCAAGTACGAGAGGAAGAGTCCTGCCAGTTCATCAGCCGTTCCCAGAGCCTCATCGAGAGAGATGAGCTCACGGTCTTTCCTCATGCGCGTCATCCTGGCGTCGATTACCTTTTCAGCTCGCAGCTGATCGAGCCCTTCGTTGCCAGTCTTCTTGACGGCGCCTTCGCGCAAATACGTTGCGTATGATTGGAAGACCGTGCCCACCCGGTACTTGCCCAGAGATTCCGAGAAGATGACCTCTTCCTCTTTCTCCAGTTGCCGCAGTCGGCGCGTCGATATCCCGATCGCTTCAGCAAGGTCGGTCTGGTTGACAATCATGTCCGCCAGCTTGACCTTCAACTCTGGTTTGATTGAAGCGCGAGGCTTTCTGGTTGACGGTTTCTTGGCAGCCGGCTTTTTCAGCGGAGCCTTTTTCGGGGCCGGCTTCTTCGTAACCATTAGAACCTCATGAGTTTCTCTAAGCGCTTACCAACATGCAGCTCGAGCAGCTGCGGCCCGAAAAGCAGGAACGTATCCAAGGATTCGTCTTCCGGGATTTCCTTCATGAGGGCGGGGCCGAACAACCGGCGGATCTTGCCGTACTGCACCCCCGAGGAGGCGAACTTGCCGCCTGCACCTCGTGGCTGATTAGGCTTCCGGCCGAAGGTCCAAAGCACTTTCGGAGCGCGACTAGACGTCCCGGCGCTCGGTGGCAGCATTGAGTAGAAGTTTCCGTTGGCTTCAAACGATCGCTTGAAGATGCGCGGATTGTTCCACACCCCTGAACGGACAGAGCCACGCTCAAGAGCTGTGCGGCCAACATTCAGTCGGTTGCGTTTGCTAACCGAGCGAAGTCCCCGATATTCATCAATGTCCGTACCGCCCTTCACACCGAAGATGTCAAAGGCAAGAATTGCTTTGCGAGAAATACCCCGCGTACCGGCGACAACGTACTTATTGTAGTTTCCGGCCTTCAGGTTCATTTGCTTGGTGACTGCACGCTGCACCTTCGTCTTGGTCTTGCGACCAGCATCGACAACTCCACGATGAAGGTCGTCTCTGAACTTCCCACTCGCAAGCCGATCTGAAAGTTTGGTGAAGCTTTTCAGCGAGGAGATGTTGGATACACCGAGCTTGATCTGCATTTCGACCCCCAAACGATATGTTTGTTCTACAGATCACCCTGCAATGCGGCGTCTATGGAGAATAATATTTCTACTGGCCGGTAGCCCGTCGCCAGAATTTTCTACGTTTACCAGCGTGTGACCAGGTGATCCCATCGTGGTTTTTCAAACCCGGCTTTCGCGGAATCGGAAGGGTAGAATTGAAATGATCAAAACCACTCAAAGACTGCGCTGCGCCCGACCCGCGGTGCCCCGCCCCCCTGCCAGAAGAACCTAACCGGCCACGGGGTCTAACCCATTGATATGCAATGACATTTGATGGCGGCTCACGTGGGCGTGCATGAGGCGTGCACGTGGGCGCATGGGTAGGCGCGTGGGTGCATGGGTAGGCGCGTGGGTGGCGTGCACGTGGGCACGGGCATAGCGCGCCATGAGCGGGCAGGCATGGGCAGGCGCTGGCATGGCGTGGGGCATGGCAGGTGCCTTCCGGCTTCGCCTTCGCTTCGCTCTGCTAGTCCTGTTAGCGTATGTGGATTGTGGTTATGTGCACCATGCGCGGCGTCCGGCGTCTGGGCCGTACCTTATCGCCGCTGGCAATAATGGCTTATGGGCATTTGTTTGACTCGCCGATTTGAGTCCACGCAAGGGGAAAAGTGAAAAGCCTATCCGCTTTTGCACCATTGCCAGCGCCTGCCGCCTACCGGCCGCATATGCGGTTGACGGCCTATGGCGCGGCCTTCCTGCCGTCATGGCATGGCCGGGCACGTGATACCTGGGTGATGGTTTTTTTAACTGATAACAAGTAAATTCATAAAAAAATCAACGCATTAGTATCCGTCTGGCTTCATATCGAATTTTCCGGCGGTCAAAAATCATAACAGCTCAAACGGTTTTTGAGCGCGCTAACATATTGTTTTTGTTTTGTTATTGCATCGACGATCCATTGAAAAACCGGCTTGAAAATAGCCTGTTTTTTGGGAGCTGTGGCGGAAATGTAATTCGTTTCGTATAAATTTGTTTTGTTTGTTTTCAATACGTTAGATACAAAACGTATAATTTATTAAAAATAGCGCTTGCGTTTAATACGCTCTGAATTATTCTATGTGTATCGAAGCAACGGCAACGGGGCAACGATACGCCAGACCGGCAACGGGCAGGCGGGTTCTTTGAAAACAAGACAACGGCTTTTGCCCTGTTACTTGCTAGGCGGACGTAAATCGTGACTGACTTGTCAGTGTGGATTAGCGGGGTTGAATAGGTTCTAGGGATCAACAAAGGCGCGGTTGCGAATCGGTGATTGATGCGTGTGAAGTCTTACAAGCTTTGCCAGTCAATCGGGGCCTGCGAGAAAATCTAACGTGAATGTTAGTCCGGCCTGACTTAACAATAGGACGCTTGCGAATATGCGCCGCCGGAAACGGGACGGGCGATAAGGCAAAGCACAATAGGCAATATGCGGTCCGGCTGGAATAACCCGGTTTGATGCACTGAACATGCGCCGCTCTATAAGGCTAGTCCCCGGCAAGTGCCGGATGTTTCGAGATAAACCATTCAAAGAATTTTCAACGTGAAAAGGCTGGAATTGCTGAAAAAGCTTTCCGGCTTTTTCCGTTGCGATAGCTCGGCGGTTAGGCCGGGCTTTTTCAACGGAAAGGCAAGGCAATGGATTTTGAAACTGCGATGGAAAGCAACGTCTCAATCAATGCGGCAATCGCTGAATTGGCACGGCACGGACACAAGGCAATCGATTTTGACGATTGCGAGCTATTCGATTGTGTATCCGGCGAAACAATCGCCGCTATCAACGGCGGATGCATTGCAGGCGGTGCCGTTCTGGCATGGCTTGGCTACTGAATTGCAGCATAAAGGGCAGGGAAAGCCTGCCTTTTGTGAAGCTATTCGGCTTCAAACCCCGCAATTATGCGACAAATGGAAAAGGAATTCATCATGGCTACTTTCAACGTTCTCAAAGGCAACGCGCTCGGCAAGGCAATCGAAGGCCGTGGGAAAGATGTTGCCACGTTCACGGCTCGGGAGCACCAGCTCGCCTATTCGGCTATCGCTCATCTGGATGAACACAACGATGCAAAGTATGTGAACGCGCTTTATGCCGTCACGCCGGTTAACTACCGTGCCGGATTGCGTGCATGGGTAGGCGCTTTCTCGAAGGCGAAGTTTGAAAAGGAATCGCAGACGTTCGTCTATGCGAAGGGCAAGGAATCGAACCTTGAAAAGGCGCTGGAAATTGCTCCGGCGAACTATGCCAAGGAAGCCAATGCAGGCGCGAGCAAGGCGGCCAAGTCCCTGATGGAACGTGTGGAGTCCGCGGCGAAAAAGGTCATCGACGATGAAGCGGCAAGCCGTGACGACAAGGCTTTCGCTCGCGCCTTGAATAACTTCCTTGCCATGCACAAGCGTGCCCTGACGCAGCCAAAGGCGGAAAAGCCTGCGAAGCCTGCCCCACGCCTTATCAAGGCGAAGCCGGAAGCAACGGCGGAAGCGAAGGCGGCTTAACCTGAAAAATCGACAAGGCCGGGTCCGAATAGGGCCCGGCTTTTCCGTGAACCCCTGCAAGGGCGCTTTCGTGCGCCTTTTCACGGCTTCACGCCGATCTCGCAATCATGCGCTCATGGAGAAATTGTCATGCTTTCACGCCCGGAATCCGTCCGGCGGCAGGCTGATTATGCGCCTTTCCGCCACCCACATTTTGAGACTGCCAAGGCCGCACAACGTGCCGCCTTCCTGCGCGAGCTTGAAGAGTCGGTTCGGCGGTCTGACGCCATGCGCGCACGCCTTTCAACCGCTCGCGTCTTGGAGTCACTGCAATGAAAACCATTCTCGCCGCACTCGCCTTCCTGCCTGTCTCGCTCCCGCATGATACGGCGCCTATTCCGCGCCCTGACATGCCTGCGCAATATGTCGTGGTCGCGTTCGATAAGGGCTTCACAAAGGCAACTATCATCGAAGAATTTCGCGATATTGACGACCTTGAAGCATGTGTCGACGTCGCGCAGTCGTCCGATGAAGGCCAGTGGACTTCATGCGTTCCCGTAACAGGTGAGGCTGAAGCGTATGCGCTCGCCGAACCCACGGACTCCATCGCCTGCCTGTCGGCCGCAATCCAGCCCACTGACGCGAACCTTGAAGCGTGCACGGGCATTCCCGTAGCGGAGTCAATCAATGAATAGCGTTTCGAGCTGTCATCTCCCACTCGCCGCGCCGGGGCTTATCAGCTTCCGGTGCCGCTCGCCTTTCGGCTGGATCATGATCGGCGCGCACGATCCTGACGACGCCATGAACCAAGCCCGACGCTCCAGCGATTCCGCGAACCGCGAGACGCTGCAAGTCTGGAATGGCTCGCGATACGTGCCGGTCTAGCACCACGAACCCCGCAACCATGCGACCCACGGAGAGTGAATCATGCACAAACTGAAAGCCTTCCTGCTCGGAATGAGGGAGTTCCGGCTGTCCTCCACATGGGCCGACCCTGCTCGCAGTGAAGACAACGACTACACCGAGCTTGATGAAGCCTATGACTGCGGCCGCGAACTCGCGCACCGCCTGACGCTTCGCGCCTTCGACTACTAAGCAGACACCCCGCAAACATGCGAAAAGAGGAGATCAGCGCCATGAAAGCGCCCATTGCATACACATACGTCATATTGAACGAACGCCGCCGCTCGACGACCCGCTGGTCGCTGGCAATCCAGTTCCCGAACGGAATCCTTGAGCACCTCACGACATACAAAAGTCGTTACCGCGCCGTGTCCGCCGCAAAGACTCTCGCCGTCGGCTCCTGCCGCATAGAGGTGCGCGCGTGAAAGATGCACTCCGCGAACTGGCTGACTTCCTTTGTTACGACGTCATGCCTGCCGTGGTCGTCACGGTTTTCATGCTTGCTTTCTGGGCCGCCGCGATAGCGCTCGTGTCCTGATAGTTTGGCCTCTGCCCCCTTGAGGCTGACTTCCGATCCCTCAAAACCGGAGGTGTACCATGCGCCGGGCTTTTAAAGCCGGCTGACTCAACTCGGCGGGAAATCCGCGTGACCGCCCGCCCTCGCAACCGGCACGCCCCCCCCCCTCGCAACCATGCACCAGAGAACATTATGTCTTTTGAGACCGTCTTTATCGCCATCGGCTTGATTTATATCGCCGCTTCGCTCGTCGCCTACCGCCTTTTGTTGCGCGGTCGTTGACGCTTTCACCCGCAACCATGCGCACACGGAGACGAACATGTCTGCCCGTCCTTTCATTGTTCCACTCACTTGTCCGTGCTTTTTCAGCGGACGTGAGCTCATCATCTCGCCTGACTGCGAGGAGCATTATACTGCCGTCGACGATGGCAATGACGAAGAGGCTGCGGATATTTTCGCGATAATCTGGTGCGACTTCGTCCCATTGTTCTTGCGCAAGACTGATCCCGAAACAGCCATCCGCGATGCGCAGGAGATGAATGCTCGCGCTCGACTTGCCGGGATAAAATTGTCTGGCCTGCGCGCCGTCAGGCTCCCTGCGCTCACCGACAAACTCGAAACCTTGTGGGAGCCAGACAGCCATGACGACTGATCCCGCATTGCAGGCCGAGATTATTCACCGCCTAGCCATTGGCTGCGAGCGCGTTTCGGTCGCAGAGATGGAAAACCGCTACCGTGCGCTTGGCTACGCCCTTGACCGGGATCTAGACTGCCGCTGCATGTCCCGAATTATGACCGGACCAGATGCTGGCCGCGCATATCCATGCATTACGACCGGCGTCAAAGAAATCGACACTCGCCGATCAGCGTTCCATTTCGAGAGCCGTCGCGACACAAACTACCGTGCGATGCAGCGCCTCCGACAGGACATTTTCGCGGTTACCAAAGGCGCAATCCTCGAACCATAATCCACATTTCCGCCAACTATGGCACCACAACGGAGACTCCCGTGAATATCATGACCAATCCTCAATCCGTTTCCTCGGTCCTCGCCAGCCGCGCGATGATCGTTTCCCTGTCCATCTCGCAATGGTCAGGCCGTCGCCTTGACCGGCAGATCACCGACGAGGTCAACCAGAACCACGGCGCTGCCGCCGACGCTGGCCGCTACAACAAGCTGCTCCTCCCGAAGGAGGCATTGGCGGAAATCGTATCCATCGTCGGCGAAACCCGCTCGGACTTCCTCAAGCGCACATTGCCATGGATGGACAACGGCAGTCGCATCATGGCGAGCGATGCATACTTGCAGCATATGTCATGGGTGCGTGGTCAGGTCGCCAAGTTCGACCGGGCCGTCGACAAATTCCTCGCCGACTACCCGCAATATGTGGCCGATGCCCGTGTCCGCCTGAACGGCATGTTCAAGGACGACGACTACCCGGACGCTCACATCTTGCGCAGCAAGTTCGGCGTTGCCTGCAAGGTTCTTCCGGTCCCCACCTCGGAAGACTTCCGCGTCCAGATGTCTGAATCCCAGGCAGACCGCATCCGCGAGGAAATCGAGCAGCAAGTCTCCGACGCCACCACGGAAGCGGTGCGCGATGTTTACCGCCGCGTGGCAGACGTCACCGGCCGCATGGTCGAGCGTCTCAACGCCTACAAGCCAGCCGGTCGTCCGGGTGACAAGACGGAAGGCGTGTTTCGCGACAGCCTTGTCGAGAATGTGCGCGATCTGATTAGCATCCTGCCAGCATTGAACATCACTGGCGACCGTGAGCTTTCCGCCATGGTCGAACGGCTCAAGCCACTGGCCGAGCACGATGCCTCGACTCTGCGCGATAGGCCAGCGATCCGCCGCGACGTGGCCGATGAGGCTCAGAAGATCCTCGACAGCGTGTCGGACTTTCTCGCATGAGTGAACGCAATCACCCATCGCCTGTTCGATTTCTCCTCATCCCGGTACTCGGCGACATCAAAGAGGAACGGTTTACGGTTGCGCGCGCCACGGTAGTTCCCCGTGCCAAACTATTGGAGCATGTGCGGACGTTCTTCGACGAACCGATAGAGCGCGTGAACGTGCTCTATCGGGGCGAGTACCGCGATATGTTCGTCGGCGAGACCAGTTCGATCAACGACCGTCACATCCGAAACATCCGGGCGACCGAGATTTACCGCAACAATGTGTTGTCCAATGGGTGGGAACCGTCATTCTCGAACCTGCCATTTATATGCGGTCCCGCCGTTCTCTTCCCGGACTATCAGGTGTGGAAATAACCACCCGCAATCATGCGAGAAAGGAAATGCCATGTTCATCGTAGCTTGGTCCATCAATCACGGCGGCAACAACATCGAAGATCATTGGATCGTCGCCGAGACACGGAAACAGGCAGACGCCGAAGCAGCAAAGCTGCAAAAGATCGGCAACCTGCATTGTTGGGCGGTATCTGAAATCAAGGCAGGCTCCGAACCACATTGGATAGAGTGAACACATGCCGACCGGCGTAATGTACGGCCCGTATGCACGACAGATCACAGAATACCACCTGAAATTCTGGTTTGTTCTTGTCCTCGATGACGGTCTGGGAACTCGCCGTTACGAGCTGACCTTCGACCGCCCGCCGAACACTAGACCAAGAGCACGGTATCGCGGCTACTTCGGTGAAGTGGCTCCGAGATACCGGTCGAACTTCAACAACTACTTACCGCCCAACGACCTGTCGCCATACAACCTCACACCTTTCCCACGCTTTGAGCGTGACACGCTCGCTGATGCGATGGCCTCACTTCTGCAAGGTGAAGATCTTGCTGATGCGGTCAGGCTGTCACGCTTCGGTGGGCTTCCCAACCTCGCCAGATATGGCAAACACGGAGACCTTCTATGAACCTCAAGTCCGCAACGACTCTGCTCAACCACTTCATTGACGCCGACATCCCGGCATTCATGTGGGGCCCTCCCGGCGTCGGCAAGTCCGCTTCGCTGCGCCAGATTGTGACCGAGCGCAAATGGGGAATGGTAGACTTCCGCGCTTCGACCCGTGACTCGGTGGCGTTGATGGGCCTGCCTGATATTTCCGGCGAGACCACCCGCTGGAAAGTGCCGGACGAGTTCCCGCAGACCGAACGTGACGGTGAGGAAGGCATCTTGTTCCTCGACGAGCTGAACGCCGCACCACCTTCGATGATGGCGGCAATGTTCGGCCTGGTCCTTGACCGCAAGGTCGGCGACTACGTACTGCCCAAGGGCTGGCGCGTGGTTGCGGCTGGCAATCGTCAGGCTGACCGTGCTGCGGCACAGCGTATGCCTACCGCTCTCGCTAACCGCTTCGCTCACATCGACGTCGATGCAGATACGAGCGCCGGACATGACAATGTCCACGTCGAATACTTCAACGAGATCGGCGTTGATCCGCAGCTCATTGCCTTCCTTCGGTTCCGTCCGGCACTGATCCATTCGATGCCGAAGAATGATGAGCGTGCGTTCCCAACGCCCCGTTCGTGGGAACAGGCGGCGAAGATCCTGAATCTTCCGACGGCACTCCGCCTGCAGGGTGTATCCGCTATCGTTGGTGAAGGCGCGGCGGCTGAACTTGAAGGATTCCTTCGTGTTTACCAGAACTTGCCTTCGCTAGATCTGGTACTCGCCAATCCGAACAGCGCGCCTGTTCCGGAAGACCCGGCAGCCCGCTTTGCAATCTCGTCTGGCCTTGCCCGTAAGGTTGATGAGCGGTCTTTCGACAACGGCATGGCTTACATGCAGCGCCTGCCTCGTGAGTTTGAAATCATGATGTGTGTCGATGCCGTGCGCCGTGAACCGAAGCTCAGCCATACGCAGACGTTCACTTCGTGGGCCATGAGAAACCAAGACGTCACTCTAGGCTGATGCCATGGCAGAAATCCGCGCCATCTTCGGCCCTTACAAGACGGAAGAACAGACCTCGCGCATCACTTGGTTCTTCTCCGGCGTCCGAGCGGACGGGGAGTTCACGGCGTGGTCTCTCCGGTTTCAATTCGATACGCGGCGCTATACGTGCCGCGTCATCAAAAACAAGCAGGCAGCAAAGTATGCCGCTTCCATAAGCCATAAAGACTTGTTCAGCCTCCCCGAAGCAGCGCGGTCGGAAGTCAGTTCTGGCCGCGTGACTGACATGCTGAAGGCCAAGCTTTCACCAGAGCAAATTGCTCGGGCTACGGCGCTGGCTATCCAATACAGGAGAGGGTGATGGCCATCATTCGCAGGGTCTTCGGTCCCTTCCACCCTGAACACATCCATCCGGGCACGCAGGCTGAGGAGCTGCGATGGCATTTCATCGGCATCAAGGACGACAAGACGACAGCACACTGGACATTGGTCTTTGACCCTCGCAAGCGAACTTATCGGGTCAACAACAATACCAGCAGCGGCGGCTTGATTGGCCGCAGCCGAAAGGCATTGATCGCCCAAAAGATAGATCCGGGTGTCAATTGTGAGACTGCTCACCCCGACGCCTGGCTCGACGACTCTCCAGTCATGGAGGGCACCATCACCAGCATCCTGAAATCGAAACTCTCACCAGAGGATATTGCCAGGGCGACCGCGCTGGTAATCGCAAGGAGATGAATCGTGCTGACTACCGACGTCATCATGAACAACTTCAGGAAGAGCGACCACGCTGACAATCGCTGGAGCTTTGCTCCGCTTCCCGAAACCGTTCTCAACACCCACCTTTACTACCTTTCGTTCATCAAGCAGGAGCGGCGGTTCATGCTGTCTCGAAAGCAGATCGTGCCCTTCATCCCGATCGAAGATGACGAACTCCTGCAGGCGTTCAAGGCGACACTGCATGCAGACGAAGTGGCTGCGTGCATGAGATCCACTCTCGATCAGGGCGTCGACCCGGATGACATTCCATTCTGATACACGGAGGCCAACATGAAAACCGAAGACAAGATCCTCGCCGCTCAGACGGCGCTGCTGTGGGACCACCCATTCTTTGGCGTCCTCATGCTCCAACTCAAGAAGGTGCAGGTGGATGACCCGAAAAAGGTCGATACGATGGCGACAGACGGCCGTCATCTCTTCTACCACCCGCCCTTCGTCGATGAGCTGAAGAAGGACGAGCTGGTTTTCGTGCTGGCCCATGAGGTCATGCACAACGCCCTGGAGCATCACATCCGACGCCAGTCCCGTAAGCCCGGCCGCTGGAACGATGCCTGCGACTACGCCATTAACGGCGAGCTGGTCGAATGCAAGGTCGGCAAGATGCCAGAGCGCGGCCTGCTCGAGGCGCGCTTCACCGGTCTTTCAGCCGAGGAGATCTACCGTATCCTCGACGACGAGAACAACGGCGACGACTCCGCTGAAGGGCAGGGCGATACCGGTGGTTGCGGTGGAACGATGGATGGCTGCGCACAGCACGACGAGGCAGCCAAGGCCGAGCTGCGTGCCGAGATGCAAACGCAGATCAGGCAGGCTGCCATGACCGCCAAGGCTGCGCAGGCTGGTAAACTTCCGGCTGGCGTGCAGCGTATCATCGACGAGCTGCTCATGCCGAAGGTCGACTGGCGGGCTGTTCTCCGCCGCTTCATCGACGAGTCCAGCACCCGTGACTTTTCCTGGGCGAAGCCGAACCGTCGTCTTCTGCCGCTCGGTCTCGTTACGCCCGGCACTATTGCTGATGGCGTCAGTCACATCGTGATTGCGGTCGACACTTCCGGTTCGATCGATGATGAGATCCTCCGTGACTTTGCCGCTGAGATTAACGGGGCCTTCGGAGAGGGCGCAGTTGACCGGCTCACCGTCATCTATGCCGACGCCACAGTGAACCATGTCGAGGAGTTTGAGACCGGCGACGAGCTGGTCCTTCACCCCAAGGGCGGTGGCGGTACTGCCTTTAGCGATACGTTCCGCCTCATCAATGCAGAGTACCCGGACGCAAAGGCCACGATTTACCTCAGCGATTTATACGTCGGTGATTTCGGTGATGAGCCTCCGCACCCTGTTCTGTGGGGCGTTTATGGTCGCAACCGTGACTTCGGTTCTCTGTCGGTCCCCTTCGGTGAGTGTATCAACATAAGCATATAAACCCGACCACCCCGCCGCGCATGGCAGAAAAGAGATTAAAGATGAAGTGTCCGAAATGGATGAAGAGAGCAGACTTTGATCGCATCCTGCAGATGGACCCGGAAGAAGCGCTGGACGAGGTTGAGCGGCTCAAGAACGAATTGCGCGAATACAAGCGTAAATGGCGCGAGGATAACCGGGAGAAGTACCGCGAATATAAACGCGAGTATGTCCGCCAATGGCGAAAGAAAAACCCTAAAAAGGCTAAGGAAATAGACAAGCGAAAGCAGGATAAAATAAGGGACGATCCCGTACTACTTGAAAGGGCGAGGCAGCTTCGCCGCGAAAGTAGAGCGCGCACCGGAATATATACTAACGAAAAACGAGCGCCAGAAATAGAGCGGGCAATAAGAATGCGCCGATACTACCGCAACAAGTCTTTGAAGATGGCGCGGGAGAAGCCAAACGAATTGCGAGCGCTTATCCGCCCGATGGTCCCCGGCTATCTCGACCCATCCGCAAAGATGGACGTGATCGCGGCGGTTATGGAAATGGCTCTCAGGAACAGGGTCGAGCTCAATAAGCTGAATGAAGCCGTCAAAGCGGCAGTGACCGCCTACAACCGTCAGTTCGACCACTTCAAGAACGTTTCTATCGACGCTCCGATCGCCGGCACGGACAGCCTTACACGAGCTGATATGATCGATAGCGAAGCGTTCCATTTTTAACCACCACCCGGCATGAAAGGATAATTCCGTGCCCCACACACAAGGACCGTGGGCGGTCGACGACTGCCCGCTCGACATCGAACATGCCTGCACCATGCTCAAGGTCGATGCCAATACGCCACGAGAATGGGTGGGTATCTGCACCCCTCGCGATGCGGACGGCAACTACGAGCACGTTGCTTACTGCCACATATCGAATGCTCCGGTGATCGCAGCCTCCACAGTGATGCTGGATCTCCTGCGCCGCAATCTCAATGCGTGGGAAGACGAAGAGGATTCCGTGCAGGAAGAGCACGAGGAACTGATCGTCGATCTGCGCCAGTTTCTGAAGGACAAGTGACATGCCTAGCTATCTCGTCACATGGGAGATCGACATCGATGCCGAGACCGCACATGACGCGGCTCGGCAGGCACATGAGATCGTCCGCCGGCCGGATACATCGGCCAATGTCTACAAGGTCATCGAGCACGACGGCAACGGCGAGGCGGTGACCGTCGACCTCGAAGATGAACCCGCCATTCATGGCACCACAGGAGATTGACTATGCCCGACATTACAAATGCAGACCGCGCCGCATCGGCAGCGAATGCTATCGATGCCTTTACTGCTGAATGCCGGATGGACGGCGAAGACAGCGATTAGCCGCCAAGGCTGTATGCACCAAGGACTAACCCGCAACTTTGCACCCACTGGAGAACGATATGTTCAAGCCGCTTCTCGCGGCGACGGCTGACGTCGCCCTTTTGAAATTTCCTTACTACGCCACCCCGAAGATCGACGGTATCCGCTGCCTGATTATGCGGGATGGCGCGGTGACCCGGTCGCTGAAACCCATACCGAACGAGCACATCCGCACCATCTTATCCAGCCCGGTCCTCGTCGGACTCGACGGTGAGATACTCACCTTCACCGACGGCAAGCGCGATGACTTCAACACCGTGCAATCCAAGGTGATGCGGAAGGATGGCGAGCCCGAGTTCAAATTGGTTGCCTTCGACAAATTCTCCGAGCCGGATGAAGCTTACAGCAAGCGCATCATCGACATGGCTGCGATCTATCACTCGAATATGTCTCCACTCCTGCCTGACACGATCACTTCGCTGGAGGAGCTTGACGCATACGAGCAGCGCTGCGTTGACGAAGAGGGGTGGGAAGGCGTGATGCTTCGCAAGCCGAACAGCATCTATAAGTTCGGCCGGTCGACCACCCGTGAAGGAATCCTTCTCAAGGTCAAGCGGTTCTCCGACGACGAGGCGGTCATCCTCGGCACCGTCGAGCAGATGGAGAATGGCAACGAAGCCACCGTCAACGCACTCGGCCACACCGAACGCTCCAGCCACAAGGCTGGCATGATTCCGAAGGGAACCCTTGGTGCGCTGGCCTGCGAATGGCAAGGCGTCCGCTTTGAACTCGGCACTGGCTTCAGCCAGGCACAGCGTGACCAGCTCTGGGCAGAACGTGACAGCCTCATTGGTCTGAAGGTTACCTTCAAATTTCAAGGCGTCGGAACTCACGGGGCACCACGATTTCCAGTCTTCCTCGGTATTCGTCGAGACATTTAACCTCGCAAGTATGCAAAAGGATAAGGCTATGACACCCGAGAGGCCCGACGAGCTTTTTAATTGCTGCACTGATTACAAAGAGCCGGACTGGTCGCAGTTCACACACCTCGAACTGGCCGGCTGCGTTAATGAGAACGACCCGGAGGACAACGAAACCTACATCAATGGGAACCAGTCCGGCGGGGTCGCGCAGTTCTTCACGGTCTACGGCCGCGATAAGGAAGGGCTGGCCGAAGCCATCACCGACACAGACGACGCTCTGTATGCCCTTCGGGCTGCAGCGGCGCTCGCTTACCGGTCGAAACTGGCATGCCATGTCGCAACGTCATTGATGTGATGCCATGCCGGATTTCATCGTTCAGATCAGCCTGAAGTGTGTCGTTGAAGCCGACAACCCTGGCCGCGCTGCATCAGATATGGCGGAGAGACTGCGAAAACTTCTTGAAACTCACGACCCTATGATGTTGAGTTCCATGCAACGGGAAGTGGTTGCGTATCAGGTTATCCAATTCCCCACGAAGTATTAGCGGGCAAGGGAGGCTCAAATGGAAGAAGGCTTTTTCCATTCACCATTCAACATCATCGCTGTTGGAATCATTCTCTTCTTCTATTTCATGCCGACGATCTTTGCTTTTCGCCACGGACGACCAGACTCGTGGGCTATATTGATTATCAATACAGCTTTCGGGTGGACACTTATCGGCTGGATTGGCTCGATGTTCTGGTCGATGGCTCCTGTCCAACGGCAGTAACACACTCCTCATAAACACACCAAAGGCCGGGTCATTCGCCCGGCCTTTTCTTTTCTACCCCCTCGCAATCATGCGACCCCACGGAGATCTATACCATGAGCAATATCGACAACGTCACCGCCACTGTTTCGACTGCTTCTCTGGACTACTCGGTTTTCAGGAAGGCTATTGAGAACGCCTGCAAGATCGTCGAACGTCGCAACATCACCCCCGTTCTCGATACCGTCCTCATCAAGGCGACGACGAATGGCGTCTATGTTCTCGGCACTGACCTTGACATCTGCACCACGACCTTTGTGCCGGGCAATGTATCCAAGGATTTCACTGCTCTGGTCGATGCTCACAAGCTCAAAGCCACAATGGATAAGGTGAAGGATGCTCCGGCCATCAACTTCGCCATGTCACAGAAGAAGCTCACCGCCAACATCGGGAAGCTGAACCTGACATTGAATCAGGACATCCCGGTCGAAGATTTCCCCGAAAGCCACGCCTTCCGGGGCCGATTGAACGAGTCAAACCATACGTTCACGCTGCCGTCAGCCACGCTGCTCAAAATTCTCAACAAGGTCCAGTTCGCTATCTCCACGGAAGAGACGCGGTACTATCTCAACGGCGTGTATATGCACGTCATCGAGAACTCGCACCACATCACCTTCGTCGCCACGGACGGCCACCGGCTGGCTCGATATGAGATGCCTGCGCCAGAAGGCGCAAACGGTATCCCCGCTGTCATCATCCCTCGCAAGACAATTGTTGAACTGATGCGGCTCCTCAAGCGCAAGGGCTGCCCGGAAGAAACGATGATCACGGTTTGCAAGACCGGCGTTCGGTTCACTGTCGGCGAGGACGAGACCGTGGACAGCAAGGTCATCGACGGACAATTCCCGGATTACACCCGCGTCATCCCTATGAACAACGATCACCACGCCACGATCTATCCGGCTTCCTTCATTGACGGCGTCAAGCAGGCCAGCGCGGTTCTCCCTTCAAAGGGCGGCTCGGTCTCGGTCAACTTCCTGCGGGGGATAGCCTCTCTCACGTGTCGTGATGTCGACTTCGGTGAAGCATCCGTCGATGTCTCGATTGAGAACGAGCGGTCGCTGGAGATCGGATTCAACGCCCAATACCTGATCGACATCCTTTCGCACGTCGATGGTGAAGCGAAGTTCATGCTCATGGGCGCTGGAGATCCGGTCGTCATCCGCAACTCGGACGATGATTACCTGACCTTCGTTCAGATGCCGACGCGCATCTAACCACCCTCCGTCACACCTCAACACCCACTGCGATGGCGCTCCTCTCGGGGCGCCATATCGGGGCGTGTTGCCCTTTTTCAACGGAGAACAATATGAAAAAGTTTAGCATCATCTTCATCGCATCCCTCGCTCTTTCGACCTCGTCTGCCCTTGCTTCCGATGGCTGCACCGGCAGTGCCACGCTTATGAAGTGGCTTCAGGGTTGCCGCGATCTTCCGAGCAGCGTGCGGGTTATCGAACACTCCGGTGGCGACCGCACCCCAGGCGCCAAGAGCTCCTCGGGCGATAACGGTGCAGCCAGCGGCGGAGAATCCAGCGCCAATGCTGGCGGCAATACCGGTGGAACCAGCGGCACTGCCGGCAACGACAACTCCGGCGGCTCCAGCAATGCCGGCAACTCTGGTGGCGGCAGCAACAGCGGTTCGAACTCCGGCAGCACTGGCGGTTCTACGGGTGGAAACACTGGCGGTTCCGGCAATTCCGGTGGCGATACTGGTGGTAACTCCGGCGGTGATACCGGTGGGAACAACGGTGGAAACACTGGCGGGGATACCGGTGGGAACAACGGTGGAAACACTGGCGGGGATACCGGCGGTAACACCGGAGGCGGCAGCGACAACGGCGGCGGCGACACCGGTGGCAATACCGGCGGAGGTGACAACGGCGGCGGCGGTGACACTGGCGGGAACAACGGTGGCGACAACGGAGGGGATAATGGTGGCGACACCGGCTCCGGCGGTAACAACGGCGGCCACAATGGCGGAGACCACACCGGCAACGGCCCAGGTAATGGCAATGGCAACGGCGGCAACCACGGCAATGGTGGCGGAAACAACAACGGCTCCGGTCCAGGTTCTGGTAACGGCGGCCACAACAACGGCAATGGCAACGGTAACGGTAACGGCCATGGCAACAGTGGTGGCAATGGTCACGGCAATGGCGGTGGCGGCAATGGAAACGGAGGCGGTAATGGCGGTGGCGGAAAGGGTGGCCGCCACTAACCCATAATCCACACACAACAAGCGGGGCACTTCGGTGCCCCGTCCATCATCCCGCCAAACATGGCAACCACGGAGATTGAAGTGAGCACACTCGTACCCACTGCAACGATCGAACAACTCTGCGCTTATCGCGATGAAGCAATTCGTTTGTACGAAGAAGCATTTGAGAAAATAGCCGAAGCATCGACCGCCGTCACGAAGGCAGGCTTGATGTGGGAGGCCGCTTCTCCCGGTAAGCCGAGCCGCCATTACGACGGCGCCGAGGAAGTCAAGGAGTTCTTCCGGGCCGTCAACCTGCCTGACCGTGACCGCTATCTGCGCACCGCGCGCCGTCTCATCGACGTTACCGTATGGACCCACGTCATCGACATCGCTGGCATCGAACAGCTCATGGACATGCAGGCCAAGAACGAGCTGCGCGACCAGATGAAGTATGTCCCGGAGCGCACCGGCCGCAATGGTGAGATCATCAATCAGGATGAGATCGACCGCATGCTGCCGCCCGTCACCCCGGAGAACATCTACGCCACGCTCGAGCGATTCCAAGGTGATGCCGAGATGATCTTTCGGCGCGGCATCGTCAATGTCTTCACGAAGTTGGACCGTCGCTTCCGTTCGCACGACGGATTCAAGGTCGGCTCGCGCATGATCATCGATTACCTGCTGCGCAGCAGCACGCATCTGTATGGTGATCGCGCAGATATGCTGACCGATGTAGAGCGAACGTTCCTCGTGCTCGACGGCAAGTCAGCGAAGGCCAGCTATGCGGGCATCGTCGAAAAGATCAACCGCGAGAACCCAGGGAAATGGAATCAAGCAGTGCAGTTTGAGGTGGTTTCCGAATACTTCAAGGTCCGTATCTTCAAGAACGGCAACGCCCATCTCTGGTTCAGCCGCAAAGATCTGGTGAAGAAGGTCAATGAGATCCTGGCCGACCACTACGGCGAGGTGATCGGCGACGGGATGACGAAGGAGGAAGATCCTCTCAAGAACATCAAGACCACACCGGCTCGCTACTTCGGATTCTACCCCACGTCAGACGCGACTGCCGAAAAGGTTATCAGCCATGTACGCCTGCTCCAGCGAAAGGACGAGCCCCAGATACACATCCTTGAGCCGTCGGCCGGGACCGGCAACCTTGCCCGACGCTGCCTTAGCACCCCGGCTGCCCTCGATAAATGGTCCGGCGGCCGCGACCGCTACATAGATCAGTACCGCATGGACAATGTGGTCGACTGTGTAGAGGTGCAGCCGCACCTAGCTCACCAACTCGAGGCACAGGGCGTCTACGGCCGCGTAGTCTGCGCCGATTTCCTGTCGCTCCGGCCGGATTCGTCTCGCCTCTATGACAGAGTAGTCATGAACCCGCCCTTCGACCGGGAACGGGACATCGACCACGTCGTGCATGCCATCCAGTTCCTCAAGCCGGACGGGCAGCTCGTCGCCATCATGTCGGCCGGGACTGAGTTCCGGCAGACCGCCAAGTCCATAGCCTTCCGCAAGATGATGGAAGACATGGGCGCAGAATGGACTGATCTACCGCCCAATTCCTTCTCGGACGTGGGCACAAACGTGAACACCGGGTTCATCTCGGTCTGGAAGAACGGACGTAAGAAAACCGGCCGCTACGACAGACCGACTTGGCCGAAGGTGGGATAAGAGGGTAAGTGTGAGTCAGTAACAACGAGGGATTCCCATGTCGCAGAAACCATCATCGAAGCTTATCGCCAAGGCGCTACCCAAGGGTGACCGCTTCACCGGACAATTTTCATTACCCGGACTGATCCCCGATCTCGTGCGGGGTAGGGATGGCAACATCCAATTCTTCGACACGGAACAGCAAGCGTACGTTGCAGCAATGGAAGCGGTGATCCGTCTCTACGACAGCCGGACCATCGATACCCGCAAGGCTGGCGGCTACCGTCGCCTTACTGGAGCCGAGCTTGCTGTATTGCTCGATGAGGTTGACATCACACCTACCTACTTCGCTGAGATCGTTGGCGTTCCTCAGCACCGGGTCATGAAATGGCTGGACGGAGAGCAGGACATCCCGCACTCCGCCCATGTACTGGTCAAGCTTATGAAATTGAACGACGACAACTTCCGTGTCGCAGAAGAAATCACAGAAGAATATCGAGAGAGCTCATGAAAACGGCAATCAATCACTTCCGAGTCTGGGTCATTCGTATGGGCTTCAATCAGAAGCAGATAACCGCAGCAGCCAACACGATTGGCATCCAGAACTCGGTCACGGCGAGCCTTACTTTCAATGGTAAGCGCGAGCTCACCTTGACCGAGCGCCTTGCGATGTCAGCAAGGCGAGCTGGTTTGCAGCCCTGGACTCCCGACTACGACGCCGAACTGACGGAGGCATCTCCGGTACGTCACGATGCCAGCGCTGTTTGAAAGCAGCGTTGTTCATATAGCCGAGCTGCTTCCCTACCTTATCCAGACCGTAATGCAGGGCGAGAATCGTCTTCAGTCTCTGCTTCCGCTTGGTCCCTCGCTTGTCTGCCTTCCGGCTTTCCGGCCATAGATCAAGCCATTCATCCATAACGACAACCGCCTCGAGCATCTGGTAAACCCACTCGTCACCGATGGCACTCTTCAGTCGTTGCAGGATCTTGCGACAGTCCACCTGATAACTGACGATGTCCGTCGGGCCGAAGCCTCCGCCGCCTGTTCCTTCAAGGTTGGCTGACTTCAGCACCTTGACCTGCGCTCCCTGAACGAGATCCCTAAAGCGAATGGCGGTGTGAAACCGCACACCGCCCATTCCATCTTCGTCCGGTCCCAATTCCATTTCCCCATTCGATACCAGAAATTCGATGGGGCTGGCCTGCGCATTAAGAATCGTAACGGCGTCTCTTACATCGAGGAATGACCGGCGCTCCGGCATAGTGGCGACGACGTCATCTCCTAGCGTGTCGGATGCCATCACCCTGCCAATCATTTCATACATCCGCGAGCGCTGCTCATCGAGCTCCTCGCCTCGACCATAGAAGGCGACCAGTGGAAGGACACCTGGCTTGAGCGTTTCGCTCGCTTGTTCCTTCGCTGCCTTCAGCCGGCCCATCAGTCTCTTGCTGGCAGTCATGTCCGACTCCTTGCGCCCTTCCTCTGCGAACCACGCAGCGGGATAATCTTCATTGGTATCCGGTCGAGAAGCCCGCCATCGGTAAGCGTTCCGTCGTCCTGCTCCCGGATCCCCAGCAACTCGCTCAGTGCTTTGCTTCGCTCTGAATCTGTCATGGCTGAGCGGTTGGCGTAAGGGGAGCGGGTGACCAATCCAGATATTTGTTTCGGCCTTTTCATCAGGACGGTGGCTATGCTCCGCTCCGACATTCCGATGACCCACAGCACCCACGCCACATAAACATCGCGATCGGAGTGCTTGATAATCTTCAAGGTTTCTTCTTTGCGCATCGCTTTGCCCGTCCTTTGTAGGTTACTGAAATCGTGCGGGTCTTGCCCTTCTGTCTCACCGATTCCTTGAACGCGCCTTCCGCTTTAGCCATCTCGGCTCCGGCTATTTCACCGAACCGGTGGAGATGGCCGTTGACGTAGCGGACAAGGTGCTTGTTCAAAGCTTCGAGTGCGCTCTCCCTTGTCGGGAAGATCTGCGGCTTGCCTCCGACCCCGAGAATGGGCTTGGCTTCGCCGTCCATTGACGTCCGCAGGAAGGCTTTGAACCCGCCGCTGAACTGCTTCTGCGTGTACGTTTCAAACTGGTTCATGACTGACCTCACATCCCTGCCGTGTCTTCCCACAAGGTGGTCTGTGTGACCTGATCCTTGAACAGGGTAAGCTTCCCATCCCAATCGAAGATGTGCCTGTCGCGCGGCGACCCAAAGCGGTCCTTCAGCTTGTAGATTTCAATCTTCCCTCTCGAAACCTCGAGGTCTGAGTCCCACTTCTCCCGGCCTTTTCCGTTGGAAGAGGGTGGGTTTTTCTTCAGCCAGTCGTATCGGTTGAAGTTGGCGAGCATGATGTCCGCGTGTTCTTCGAGCGAGCCACCGTAGAAGTCTTCCATCTCAGGCTCCGGATGCTCCTTCTGACGAGCTGCCTTGGTGAACTGGCAGAGGCCGATCACAACGCAGTTAAGATCCTTCGCCAATGCCTTGAGATCACGAGCGTTTTCATATGCGCGTTCGACCGGGTCCATGCGGTTCTTCGTTACACGATCGACCAGCTTCAAGTGATCGACGCAGAGAAGATCAAGGCCGAACTTACGCTTGTGAGCGAAGGCTCGGCTGCGGATCTGCTGGATGGTCATCTTCGACGGCGACACAATGGTCAGCTTGCGGTCTTGGAAAAACTTCTCCGCCTGCATGAGAGATTCCATCTGCTTCTCGTCGATGCCGCGCAGGATGTCGCGCATGGAGACGCCGGTCTGCCCGGCCACCGAGCGCGCGACCAGCGCCATGTTGTCCATCTCCAGCTCGAAGAGAGACGTTGGGTGGGAGACGGAAGAGAACAGCATTTGCTGCATCGCCGCTGCCGTCTTGCCCGAGCCGGGGTTACCGCCCCACAAAACCAGCGATCCCTGCGGGAAGAGCCCGACCATCTGTTCCAGCCCCTTGAGGCAAGGGCGCAATGCCATGCCGCTTCCGTGCTGTGTCGCAGATGTATAGATCTGTCGGATCGTGCTCGACACGCTGGCTTCATGCTCAATGGCGGCGTTGCGCGACATATCGGCAAGGCGCTCGGATGCGCGGTCGATGATCTGATCAGGGTCGAGGTTGATGTCGTTGGCCGACTTCAGGATTCCTTCGGCCAGTGCCTTGATCTTGCGGCGGCTGGCTGTCTTGCGCAGCTCATAGGCATAGTCTGAAAGAGGCAGCTCTTCTTCACGGCTGGCAACGTGCAGGAGCATGGACAGATAGGCGTCCGGGTCTTGATCGTTGCTCAGCGAGCCGAGACGGCCTGCCACGATGGGAACGCGCACGGCTCGACCATCACTTGCCAGCTCATAGATCACAGCGAAGATCTTCTGATGATCGTTCGATGCGAACATCTCCATGTTCATCAGCTCCTGGATGTTCCAGTAGTTGGCTTCGTCCAGGAGGATGGCGCCGAGGATAAGCTGCTCGATCTTGATGTTGCTATAGGTATTGGACGTTACGGATTCGTTGCTCATCGTTCTTCCTCAAGGTCCACACGTCGAGCCAGTCATCAGGCTCCGGGGACGCATAAATCACTGCTTCGAGGCCAGCCTCTCTGGCCCTCTTCTGAAGTTTCTTGGCCGCGGCTATTCCGGGTGGATCCACGATCTCTCCGGTCCTCTGGTGCAGGCGATGCCTGTCTCCATCCGCGTAGATCTCAAGGCGCTTGACGCCTTCTGGGATCTCCAACCCCATCATTCCCGAGGTGGACAACGTGGCCCACACAGAAGCTGGCTTGCTGGACAGGAGCGCTACCCCGAGACCTGTCTCGATGCCTTCCGTCAGCCGCAGCGTCTCCGTTACCGGCCCCAACCGCACGGCCCCGCCATTTGCAGGACCGAGACCGAGCTTCACCTTCCGGCCGTCCTCATTCACGAGGGCCTTGCCATTCGGCTGAAGGAAGATTCGCCAGATGGCGATCAGCTTGCGGTCCTTGTTCTGCACGCCGCCAATCAGGGCAGGGTGCTTTGCTCCTTGAAGCGAAAGCCCCGGATGAAACCGGAGGCTTGGCATCCATTCTGTCCCTTCCGGGAAGTCTGCCAGCTCGATCGAACGAGACCGGAGGTATTCCTCAGCCAGTGTGCCGGCTATCGGCTTTGCTTCTGCCCAGATGGAGCGAACCGTTTCCGTCTTCCTCTCCATGTCTTTCTGATCTTGCCGGGCGCGCTGCTCGTCGCGCTTTTTGCGGTCTTGTTCACGCTGGAATCGCTCGCGGCGTTCCTTCTCGGTCTCTTCCCTGCCGGGGAGATTAACCCCGGCGAGAGAGGCCACCATTTCCACCGCCCGAGGGAATGAAACGCCGTCCAATTCCATGAGGAACTTGAAATGGTTGCCGGTAACGCCGCAGCCGAAGCAATGGTAGCGTCCCTTGCGATCCTCACAGTGGAACGATGGGCGGTTTTCACCGTGGAAGGGGCAGCAGAACCAATAATCTCCACGGTTCGGCTTGCTCTTCTTGTTGTCGACGCTGGCGCGGGTCCGAATGACTTCCGATATTGGGATGCGTTCTCGCAGATCTTCGAGGAAGCTGTCGGTAAACCGGCCGCTAACTCTCTCACGCATTACCCTGTGCCCCCGCCATATACAGATCGAGGTTGGCAAATATCGCTGCCACCGCAGTGGAACGACGAGCATCGGCTTCCGAGCGCACGTCCTTGCTGAGCGTGCCGTCGTACATATCGGCGAGAGCGCGGAAGTAATCCACCGCAGCAGTCGCACTAACTTCGGTCAGCTCCTCGAGGAACGTGCTGACGCCGACCAGAACGAAAACCATCCCAGAGATGCCGGTCTCCGCGCAGGCGCGGTTCGTGGCGTGGACCAGATGTCGGTGAACCGCATCGCGGATCGCCTGTTCCTGCTCTGGAGTGACGCGCATCACCGGCTTGATTGGATTGCTCATAGGAAATTCTCCTGCTGGAAAGACCGTCCGCGATCAAAGGCGTGGTCCGGTTCATTCATGATGCGGAGGGCGTCGAGCATGCACAGCGCTTCCGCCTCATCCTCAGTCGAGTAAGACCATCCGTTCTTGTCGCAGTACGTTTTCGCCTGCAGCTTGAACCACTTGGATCTTTCGGCCTGCTTGGCCTTCTTCATGGTGTCAGGCACGCGGAGCTTGCCGTGTGTCTTCGAGCGCCATGTCGAGATCGCTATGAACTGCGGCTCCCGCAGCCCCATCGTGTGGCACAGAGTCTGTGCATGGGTGGGCCAGCCCGAAGAGAAGATGACCTGCTGCGCATCGATGGCTGACTTGCCACCGGGGGTGCCGTGATCGACGATGGTCATCAGCTCTATGCCAACGAGCGGGTCGGGCAGGGCGCTCAGCGTGCGCTTCAGGTACTGAACGAAGGTGGCATATGCCTCTCCCGCGCTCTTCTGATTGAACTTCCAGGTGCCGTGGCGGATGTTCTCTCCACCGGCCAGACAATAAGCAAAGCCCATTGACCGGCCCGGATCGATAACAAGGTAGCTTCCGGGTGAATCGCTCATGCCGGTCGCTCCGCATAGAGAAGACGGGCCGGGGCAGGGAACAGAGGTTTCGGCCCCCAGACGTACCAAGCATGGTCTTCGGTCCCTGTCTGGCCGTTGCCTTCCCAGCTAATGCGATCGACGAGAACGATCTTTGCGAGGAAGCGTGGGTTGTCAGCGAACAAATGTTTGCGGGTCTTGCCGCTGTCGAACTTCGCTGTCAGGAGCAGCGCCACATTGCCAGCGCAACGCGCCAGCGCCTTCTCTGCAAACTTGACCGCAGTACGGTTCTGCTTGCCGTAAGGTGGGTTGGTGACGATGGAGTCGTAGACCTCGTAATCATCCCGGTCAGACAGGAAGTCGAAGATCTCGTCGTGTTCGCGGTAGTAAGTCTCGATGTCAGAGGTGTAGACCTCCGCCCCGTTGGCCCTCAGCACGTCAGCCATCTTGTGATTTCCGGCCGCTGATTCCCAAACGTTGTATCCGCGCACGGGAAAGTAGTTGAGCAGGGCTTCTGTCGCCCACGCCTCTGTTTCGTAAAGCTCGTTCTTCTTCAGGTCATATCCAGATGCGGTGACGGTCATTCTTTCCTCCCGACGGCGCGCATCACGCGCTTTTCCATCAGTGCTATTCGTTTGTTGAGCTGTCTGGAGAACCAGACGAGGCGGTACTTGATGGGTTCGCCGGACCTCGGCTCGCTGATGAGCCGCATGAATTTTCCGTATGGCGTTGAACCCTTGAGGCGGTTGCAGGGAGCACACGCTGCCGCGATGTTGTCCTTGCTATCGAGACCTCCGGCCGACCGCGGCTTGATGTGCTCGCGGGTTACCTGTTTGACTGTCAGCGGATCGAGACAGTAGATGCACTTGCCGCCCTGCTTCTTCAGCGCCGACTCCCTGTCGGCTCGGGCAAATGCTGCGTCCAGTTTGGACTGCTGGAACTTCGAAAGACGCCCCTTAGCCATGGTCTCACCATGGAATCCGAGGTCGTCCGCGTGGTGACGAAACCATCGCGAGAACCTTTCAGTATGATTGGGTGAGGTATCCGGTCTTACCGGTGAGCCGCGGCGCCTTAGCGCCGGGCTTATCTCTCATGTGGCATGAATGCCGGGTCGTATTGATAGATCAGGCAGCGCGAAGAGCGCTCTCGCCCCACCAGGTTTCCACCTGACGTCCGTCGCCAGCCTTATAGCGGATCAGGTAATGCGGTTCGGTGTAGGTGTATTCAGCGCGGCCGATGATCTCGCCAGTCTCTCCGCTTTCAGCGAGCTTGACACGGTCACGGAGATTAAAAACCAAAGTGTTCATTTCATTTTCCTTCTGTTGGCATTATTGCCGGGTTGAATGCGGTAGGCTGGATCAGTCTGGCGCTTGCTCGCTCACAGCTGAGGAGAGATCCTTATTGGCGAGCTCGGTGCCGTCATTCAGGCCCTTCTGCCAGTTCTGGAACTCCTGCGAGCCCGGCTGGTACGGGTTGGTCGCGCTCTTGCGACGGCGCCCGGCTGCGAAGCCTTCGTCGTAGGCCCGGTCTTCCTGCGGTGTCCGATCCTTGTCGAGGATGTCGAGCTGGCGGCCAAGCTGGTGACCGAACATGCGGGCGATACGGAGCTTGCGTTCGAAGTCGGCAATAACCTGACCGACGTCCTTGTCCTCGAGGGACTTGGCAAAATCGTAGTCCTTCTTGGACCAGCCGAGATCCTTCAGCCGCTTGTATTCGGCGTTCATGTCACCCTTGGTGCCGGCCATATCCGACTCCATGCTCTTCAGGTTTGCGAAGCCTTCGAGGAACTTCTGCTCTTCGTAGAGCTCCTGTTCAGTCTTGGTGTTGTGGTCTCTGGTCATCATCATGCACCTCTATTTAGGTTGCTTCTTAATTTTGAGACGCTTTCGCGCCTCGTCTATCGAGACCCCTGATTTCAGGAGGTCGTAGTAAGCCGCCTCCTGATGAGGAGGTACGTAAAATCCCCTGCGGGATGTCTTGTAACTCTGGATATGAGGAGGAGCCTCGAATACTTTTTCGCCTGCATTATCAGCAGTTAGCTCAAGCTTCTTGATGCGTCGGATCACCTGTATCCGGTGCACACCAAGGAGGTGGGCAATAGTACGAGTAGGAGTATTTTTGCGTACGAGGGACCGCAGTTCTCGATCGAGTTCAGCGGTCCAAATCAGGTTGCCTGTGCCAACCATCGGGGCTCACTCCCCAACAGGATCACGCAAAGTCTCATCACTCGGAATGTCGAACCCGAGCTCCTCCGCTGCCGCAAGGCAGGTGAGGACAATGAGACCCGTGCAAAGTTTTCCGTCTTTTTCTTCTGCTCTGAAGACGGAAACCTGCGTGCTTCCAATACGCTTGGCGAATGCCATCTGGCTTTCACCAAGCTCATTGCGGACGAACTTTATCTGACGACCAGTCAGGGTAAGCTGCTCAACTTCCGCCATAACTTGTTTGTATCGGGTCAGGATGTCGTGAAATTTGGTAGTGTTATCTCGCATTGTTATTCACTCCGTGTTGGATATGTAATACAATGCGAATTGGCTATGGTAAATACGAAACGTATTTAATTTGTCAGGAGACTTCGTTATGCATCAAGAAGAGCCGTTCCATCGCCTCAAGGTGGCACGAGTAAACGCTGGGTATAAGTCGGCAACGGATGCCGCCCGTAGCATGGGCGTGAAGGTTGTCACATACACAGCGCATGAAAATGGCACACGCGGATTTGATAAGGACGCCCTCTTATACGCAAAGCATTACGGCGTTGACCCTGCGTGGCTGCTATTCGGGACCGCCCCATTGGCCGATCCAGCCGATGACGAAGGGCAGGCCGCTCGTTTGAAGGCGAAATCCAACGCGGCAGAACTTATCAAATCCACAAACCTCGATGAGTTTTGGGATATGCCGAAGGACTTCCTCGAAGTCGGTCTTGATATTCACAATGACTGCGCGCGTGTCATGGAGATTGTCGGCGATTATATGTACGATCCGTATAATCCGACCGCTCCTGGCTCACTCTTTCCGGGTGACCGCGTCATCATCGACACGAACGACACTCGTCCAACTCCTCCCGGAGCATTCGCTGTGTATGATGGTGATGCAGTTGCGATCAAGATGGTCGAAGTCCTTCCTTCTGAAGGAACTCCGCTCGTTCGAGTAACCGGTCGTAACCCTCGATATGAAGGCTATGAACGGAGTGCCTTGGACGTGCCGATTGTCGGACGGGTTAAGGCGAAGGTGACTATGCTGTGACGCGCCAGCTTTCGTTTTTCTTCGTTTCGCCATGCATTTTTTTGGAATGACATTTTAGCAATAATATTAAAGGCTTGAGCACTCCATAGGCTCATACCCAGAAACCAATCTACTTTACGATTCTATATAGATTCACCGTCTATGCTCGATGGAGAGATCGTCGTGACTCCCACAGACCAAGAACCCCGCCATGAATAACATGGAAGGGCTCCTGGAGTAGGAGGGGTAGTCCATGCCCGACCGAGCCGACCGCCGCTTATCCCACAGGTAACGGCGCATTTGCTCGCCTTACCATCTTGGCCTCTTTTTCGTGAGCACTCACGCCGATCAGGGCAGACCACCAGCTTTCGCCGCCAGAAACCCTTTGAGCCAGATCGAATCCCGTTCCTTGCTCAATCATCTACTGCACGGCCGAACCGGTTTCCGTCATACCTTGCAGCAGACTGGACGGTTCATTCATTTTGTCTTGAGGAAATACGTGACGTATGATATTCAATCGTCACTGGATTTCCTCGTCGGCTAAACGAATAATCTCTCCAGTCGCGGCCCCGTGCATTTGCTAGATGCAGCGGGGCCTTTTCTTTATGTTCCTTTTTTTTGCGCTCCGTCAATACGTTTCGTATTTTATTTGTTGACACATACGATGCGTATAGTATTATGTCATTCATAGCGTAGATTTCGAGCCGACAAAATGAACACCAACATTCTGAATGCAGCACAACGTGCGTCCGACCGACGCGCGGAGATGGAAGTCGCTATTCGCGCCTGGCATCAGGGCCTCCCGCTCACGACAGAGCAGAAGGATCTGATCCACGAGGCAGGAGTGGTTTCTCTCGCCCACGACATGCGGCTTCCCGATGAATGACGAGTGGGAAATTCAGGCTGGCTTCGAGCTCTACAAGCAGTTCATCCGCGGCGGTTACGGCTCCTGCATGGAGGTCACCGTCAAGGGGAAGAAGGTCCGGGAAACCCCGGAACAGGCATGCGTCCGAAGATGGCGCCGCCTCAGAGACACCGTCCGCGAAGGGTTCATTGCGGAAGGCCGGAAGCAGCAAGAAACTTGAGGTTCATATAATGAAAGTCATCTCTTTTCAGGCCGAGAACATAAAGAAGCTCGTTGCCGTTGAGATTAAGCCAGAGGGCAACCTCGTTGAAATCACCGGGAAGAACGGGCAGGGCAAGACTTCGATCCTTGACGCCATCTGGTGGGCATTGGACGGCAACAAGGTCATCCAGTCCAAGCCCGTGCGCGAGGGATCTGAGGCTGGCTTCATTCGCCTCGACCTCGGAGACTATGTCATGTGGACTTGCCCTTATTTAGTGGAGAGGTTCTGTCACTAA